CTAATGTAAAAAATGACTTTCAGACATTTGTAAACAATATCTCAAACAAAGAAGAAAAACGAACAACAACTTTGGAATCTACATTAGGCTATCTCATGCAGGCTCACAAGAACATATCTTACTGCCCTGCAGTTATATTAAATGATGAGAATATTTCCGATACAGCAAACGGCGGTACCGGTAAGGGTATCTTTATGCAGGCCGTTGGTCACATGAAGAAGCTTGTGATGATAGATGGAAAATCTTTTGCTTTTGAAAAATCATTTCCGTATCAATTAGTTTCTGCCGATACTCAAGTATTGGTGTTTGATGATGTAAAAAAATATTTTGATTTTGAGAGACTATTTAGTGTAGTCACGGAAGGTCTAACACTTGAAAAGAAAAATAAAGATGCTATTAAGATACCTTTTTCAAAATCACCGAAAGTTGTTATAACTACTAATTATACTATCAAGGGGTCAGGCACTTCATTTGCACGAAGAAGATGGGAACTTGAACTAGCATCGCATTATACTGACAAGTTTACGCCAATGAATGACTTTGGTAGATTTATTTTTGGAGAGGAATGGGATGAAGAGGACTGGTGTAAGTTTGATAATTATATGATACAGAACTTACAACTTTATCTTACAGAAGGATTGATACCTAGTGAGTCCATAAACGGTGAGATGAAAAGATTAATTATGAAGACCAATGGAGACTTTTGCGAATGGTGTGGCCTTACAGATGCCTCACAAGCTAATCCATTGTTGGAGGTAAATACAAGAATTCATTTAAATCAGATCTACTATGATTTTGTTAACAGTTACCCTGACTACGCAAAAGGATCAAAATTTTCAGTTTCACATTTTAAATTTAAAAATTGGATTGTAGCTTACGCTATGTACAAAGAAGGCTTAGAGCCTGAGATCGGAAGGGATAATGCCGGTAAGTGGATACGTATAAAACCTCGAACTGAAGCTGACATACAACAAAAGCTTATATGAAATTTCGAGACTATCAACAGAACATTATTAACAAAGGCTCAAGCGTGGTTGATAAACATGGATTTGTTTATTTAGCTATGGAAGTTAGAACAGGAAAAACTCTTACTAGCCTTGGTATTGCTAAAGAATTAGGTGTTTCCAAGGTGTTGTTTATAACTAAGAAAAAAGCAATCAGTTCTATTCAAGACGACTATAATAAGTTGGATAGCAACTTTGAGATCGATATAATTAATTACGAAAGCCTCCACAAAATAGAAGGAAGCTATGATCTTGTTGTTTTAGATGAGGCACACTCTTTAGGAGCCTTTCCTAAACCTAGCAAGCGAGCAAAGCAGGTAAAAATTATAATCCAGAAAAACAATCCTCTTGTTATTTTACTTTCAGGTACACCCACGCCCGAGTCCTTTAGCCAAATGTATCACCAGATTTATGCAATACCTAGCAACCCTTTTAAAAGGTTTATTAACTTTTATAAATTTTGTCATGAGTATGTTAAGGTGACCGAGAAAAAAATAAATGGCTTAAACATTAGAGATTACTCAGATGGTTTACCCACAATTATGGACGCCATGAAGCCTTATTTTATTTCTTATAGCCAAAAAGAAGCAGGGTTTAAAACTGAAACAAAAGAAAATGTTATGCATGTGGATATGTCTTCACTAACTTACAACCTAGCAAACAAGCTAAAAAAAGATTTAGTGGTACAAGGTAAAAGCGAAGTAATACTTGCAGACACTCCGGTAAAGCTTATGATGAAATTACACCAGATCTATTCAGGAACTATAAAGTTTGAAAGTGGAGCATCTACTGTCCTTGATCTTACCAAGGCTAAGTTTATATTGAATCAGTTTTGTGATAAGAAAATAGCTATATTCTACAAATTCAAGCAGGAGCTCCAGGCTTTGAAGAAAGTTTTTCAGGATAAATTAACCACTGAATTAAATGAGTTCACGTCAACAGATAAAAACATAGCACTACAGATAGTTAGCGGTAGAGAAGGAATTAGTTTGCGACAAGCTCAATGTCTTGTTTATTACAACATAGATTTTAGTGCGACTAGCTATTGGCAATCTAGAGATCGCATGACTACCAAAAATAGATTGAAGAACGATGTTTACTGGATATTCTCCAGGGGCGGTATTGAAGATCAGATATACAAAGCAGTTATTGGAAAGAAAGATTATACACTTAAACATTTTAAAAAAGACCTTTTGAGTTTATGATTCATAGCCCAACTATTGTTACAGCTCTATTTGATATTGGACGTGATAAATGGAAATCTTTTAATGTTTCATATTTTACTTATTTAAGCTGGATGATAAACACTTTATCCCTTAAATGTAATAAGGTTGTTTACACAGAAAAAAAATTTTATGATGAAGTATTAAAAATATCAAAACTTTTTGATCCTGATTTGTCACAAACAAAAATTATACAAATGAGTATTGAATCCTTATCTTGTTTTATTAAATATAACAATAGATTAGAATCTTTATTATACTCTATTGAATTTAAAAATAAAATGTTGTTCGATGTACCTGAGATGACTCAGCCCCTCTATAACGTTGTTATGTTTAATAAATTGGATTTTATAAAAGATTCTTTGGAACAAGAATATTTTGAAACAGATTTATTTATATGGATGGATGCTGGAGGCATAAGAGATAATACAATTAATTATAGAAATAGTGTGTGGCCAAACTTAGAAAGATTAAACTTTTTTACTAATTCAAAAAAGGTTACTTTTTTTTCTCATAAAAAAGATTTTGATATTGAAAGTAATGAACATCATAGTTTATCTCAAGTAAGATATATTCAAGGTACTTGTATATTGTGCCCTTCGACACAATTAAATAAACTTCATAAATCTTTTAACGAAACTATTGAAGAATCATTATATAATAAATATATTGGTAGCGACGAAAAAATATTTGATATAACTTACCAAAAAAACAAAACTAATTATAATATAATTACCTGTGACTGGCGTGAATATTATGACATCTTTAAATAGCATACAATGACAGAGCAAAAGATTCAAGCCAAAAGAATAAAACAGCTTGAAGCTGAAGGATACTTTGTCATAAAACTTGTCAAAACTAATAAGAACGGAATACCAGATTTACTAGCTCTTCACCCAGATAAGCCTATACTCTTTGTAGAAGTCAAAACAAAAAACGGAAAGATATCTAAGCTCCAGGAGTATCGTATACAAGAGCTTGAAACCCATGGATTTACTTGTGAAATATTTAGAGGGTAGTGTTATTTTAAAATATTAAAAAAAATTTTATAATTTAGTGTTCATGGATGGATTAACACCAGTTGAAAATAAACGTATACGAAATATAAATTTTGTAATGGCTGATCTACATTCTTCACTGAACACAATATACGAACATCTTATCGACAAAGAATATGTCCCACTCAGAGGTGAGGTTAATAATCTAACGAAAAAATTACGTAGCGTTGGCGATTCAGTTACCGATGAAGTTTGATCCCGATTATGATTTTATAGCAGCAACAGCTATCTCAGCGATAGTCATGTATATTCTTTTTTTGCTTATCTTCTAAGACCTCTTCTCCTTCTTCTTTGCGAAATTATTGATGGCCTTTTCTTTTTTGGATGTATTCTTTTTGGCAGTGTACCCGATGTAGTTTCACGTTCCCATTTTTCTGCAATCTCAGGCAGATTCTTATACATGTAGGCTCTCTGGGCTTGACTTCTAAATGGCATAATTACTTGTATAAATCTTCGAGAAGTTCTTTCTCAATATCTTTAATTTCTTTTTCTAACTTTTTTATTTCTGGATCCTGCTCTTCTGCTTTTATTTCATCATATAAGTCTGGAAACAGCATCTTTAGTTCTTTATCAGCAACCCTTGAACTTCTTTGTCTTTTTTTCCTGCCCTTGATAGCATACTCAGAGAAGTTAAATAACCTGAGAATAGCCTCACCCATATCTTTTGAATCTAAAACCTTACTGTAGTTATTAACTAACTTTTTTACTGTTAATAAAGGCAGTCCAGAAGCTTGAGCCAACTCAAGGTAAAAGTCATTCATGTACTGAGCTTTCAACCGAGGATCTTTGGTACGTTCGGCTTTATTAAACTTCTCTGTCACCGCTTTTGCAATAGCCAAAATACCAACATCTTTACTTGCCGTCCATGGTTTACCAGTAAGTTTATCTCCTAAAGTAGTAAAAACTTGTCCCCAAATAAATATAGCATTTAGATTTCCTATTATAGCTGCTCTCCACAAGTCTTCGTCATCATCATCTCTAAACTCTCTTAAAAGCCCAGGAAGTCCTAGGGTTACATATTGGAATAACACAGGCATAAATATGTGATACATAACAAATGTACGTATGTTTTCGCCTATAGTTCCTTTGCCAGCCTGGCGATCCCAAGCTAAAAGCTTTCTATTCAAGGCCCTAACAGCTTGGATTTCCTTTCTAAAATATTGTTTTGGTGTTGTTAAGAACATGTTAGCGGCTCTTGTAAGCGGTCCTTTTGTTTGATAAAAGTCCTTATCTTGAAGGTCGCTCGACTGCTGGGTTCTTTTTGTATCCCTTTCAAACTTTATAATTGCATGATCAATGGCTTCTTGTTCAGTTGCGTTAGGATTATTCTTTTTAAACTGATCTTTGTAATAAGAATAGTTTGGAGCTCCCCCTAACATTATCGCTGTCCGGTCACCCACTATAACTTGTGCCATTAAAAAGTTTACAATCCAATCTTTAGTTCTTGCACCTAGTGGTAAAACTTTGTTGGCTTCGTTTTCACTATAGTTCTCTATTTGTCTTAATATGGAATTGTTGTTTCTATCCTGCATGTATACAGAATTATCCCTAATTTCTTTGAACACCTGGAGTTGTTGGCTTTTATTTTTAGCAGCATATTTAAGCCAATTAGCTATGCCTATGTCATTAGCATATGTAAATAATGAGGTTAACTGCTTGATCATAATCACCGGAGAAATACCCAGTCTTGAAATCAAAAAGGCTGTATTCAAACCATCTAAAAGAGGTGTGTAATAACTTTTTTCCCTACCTCGGCTCGCAATCTTTTTAATGGCATCGTCTATTAAACTATTTATTCTCTGCCCATGTATATTTCTTATTGCATCTTTGATATACTGGTTGGTGAATAGTTTGTTTATATCTCTAATAGCAGAAGAATATGCAGCAAAATACTCCATGTCATCAATGTAATTTGTAAGTGCAGTAGTTCCGTCCGTATAAATTATTTTCTTATTATTTCTGCTCCTAGCTTTAGTGGAAGCCGAACCAACCGCAGTTTGCATAATTCCTTGATCACCAAGTAAATCTAACTCATTAGGAGCAGTTCCTTCTCTTACTAAATAACCTGCATAATATTTATTCATCGGCAGGTCAGTTCTATATATTTTCTTATAAGCTTCGTTGTAATGAGTGTATAAGGTTGGATATAAAACATTGACTTGCCAGTCGGCAAACCTTTTTAGGTCAGGATCAATGTAGTTTTCAATCTCTTCCATGATCCTATCAGTTTGTTCTCCATACATAGCTTCAAAAGCACCCCTGTTAGCAGGATCTTTAAACTGATTGTACATGTAGTACAGTTGATTTTGAGACTGATATATTTCCTCTTCGTCTATAATGTTATCAACCTTCTGTTTCTTATCTACACTTGTAGGGTCTTTTTCATATTCTTGTTGCGCCTTAGCAACTCTCTCTGGGTTTTTATATATACCTGTTGCTTCAAGTTGACTAAACTGTTTGTTTCTTTTTCTCCAGTTAGCACCTAAATAGTTGGCCATTTCTTTATCCAGCAACGTAGACAATACCAGTCTTCTTTTTTTAAACTCTCTTGAAGCTGCATCTATTTTATCAGTCACCAATACTTGAGCTCTACCACCAAACAGCTCCCCTGGTAAAGAAGATATTCTATCCATCAAGCCATCTAAAGCCTCCTGCGATCCAAAGAAAAAATTATCAATCTCTCGCATAATATTTCTTACTAATGTGGCTGCCCTGTTCTTAACTTTTCTTCGGTTAGTTGCATTGTTACGCGCAAACTTTTCGTTTTCAAGCTGTTCATTTAAGTCTGGGTCGTCCAGATTTAATTTATTGCCTGTTATGTCGTAGTAAAGTTCAGCAAATTGTCTTCGATATTCTTGCGCTTGAGATTCAATCTGGGCTTTGAGAACCGATCGACCAAACTGAACCATACCAGATAAGGCATCAAAAGCCTGATCTAACATCAACGTTTTGTTTGCATCTGTGTTTTCTAGAAGGGAAGCATTGTTTAGATTTATAGCTATTTGAAGATCTACCATCTTGTTAACAACAAAAGGGTCTTGATTAGGGTCTTGAGCTAACTCTAAAAACTCTCTGTTCAAAGCTTCGTTCTTATCAGATATTTCCTCCTCTGTAGCTGTCGGTGGCAGAACATTATTAGTTATAGCTTCTATCCTTTTTCTAGTGTCTAGATCAATTTTTATAGCTTTTTTTCTGCCACTTACTAAAACCTCATATTTACCGGTAAGGATTTTATTGATTTGATTTTGTAGAGCAACGTTATTCTTAGCCGTGGCTAAGTCTATAACCTCCTCCATTATGTTTTCAATATTAGCATTGGTAGCCTGCTCAATCTTTTGAACTAGTTGCAACGCCTCCTTTTTGGTAAATATCGCAGGTGGTAAAGTCTTTCGCATGAAGTTACGCAGCTCTCTCTTGACCTTTTGCAAATCCCTTTGACCCTTTGATCTAGCTCTGACAAGAGCTCTGGCGGCTCTAATTTTAATTGCTATGTCTTTAGTTGGCCTCTGGTTTAGTGTCTTTTGCAGATCTGAAAGCATCAATGCCTGTTGTGTAGACAAAGTTTTTCTGGCTTTTGCTTCACCTTTTACCTTATACGTATCGGCTTCGTTTTTATATTCGACTTGATTCTCTAAAAACGCAACAGCCTTATCCATGATTTGGGCGTCGGTCAATTTATTTTTTCGTCGATTGTTTAAGTTATTTTCTTTTTTGATCAACGATTCTATCTTGTTGAAGAGTTTTAGACCAGCTTTAGCCCCTCCTTTTATATTTTTAAAACTCTCTGGCAGGGCTCCCAGTATCTCTGAGTCTAACCCCATGAGCTCTTTTATATCTTTAACACGAAGCTTTTGTACACGTTTAAGATAATCAACAATCAATTCATCTCTAAAGCCAGCTTCTCTTCCTTCACGAATATAATCAGCCGGCGTTCTTTGTTGTCTTCTTCTAGTGGTCTGAGCAAACGGGTTGAACTTTCTTCCATCACGTACAAGAAACAATCCTCCTCCTCTACCAAACTGATCTTCTCTAGCTCGTCTTGCTTCTAACCCGAATGGAGCTACAGCTTTACGCAACTGTGACAGGTTCGCGGTCTTGGGTATAAAGCCTTGGTTGTCCATATTATACTGCTGGGCCACCTGCTCTATTGTCCTTTGTTGTCTTCTTTGAGTTTTGTACGAATCAATGTTGAGATTTAAAAGAATAATTTCACTAGTAGTTCCGTCATCAAATTGAGTAACTATTCCATCGTATCCATCAGCTTTTAAAGATTCCGTTAATTGTATCCCTTTTTGGTTATTATATTTTTTAGACAAATTTCGTTTATATTCTATAAGAGTATCGTCAGTAATTTTAATAACTAAGGGGTTTTTTATTTCAATTTGACCTGATTCAAATCCTTGCGGTATAAATCCCTCCTGAACCTCTGTGACATAAATACCTGCAGGTTCAACGTCTTGCCCAAACTCTGACCCTCTATCTAAAGCTTTTTCTGTATTTCTTTTATAAGTAAAATTAAAAGGTTTACCAGTTTGAATTTTTTGCTGTCTTCTTTGTCTTGGAGATATTTCTCGAATACCTGAACCATATGGAGCTACTGCCTGAGACTTTTCTTGTTGTGTAAGTTGTTTTTTATACTTATCAACCATCTCTTGAGGCATAATGTCAAAAGCATCTACCTTGACATCTGGCACTCCTAACACCTCTCCTAAAACTTCATTGTTATATGTAGAATGCTGTGAACCATCTCGAGCTGAAGTGGGTTTAATAACTAGCATTACATCATTTATGTTAAAATCATTTGCCTTATAAAATCCATCGCGTAAATCGTTCGGGTTTATAAAACCATCTTTTGATTTTATAAGTTTGTGGAACTCCGTATTTGGCGTACCCTGTTGGTCAACCACAGCGTTTAAAAATGCTTTTCTTTGTGGACTATCTCTGAGAGCTTCCCAGCTATCAAAATTATTTAAGACGTCTCGTATAGCTTTTACAGGGTTTGTAGCCAATGCATCAGCCTTAAATGTATCATAATCTCCAAGTTTACTTATAAATACATCGTAAACTTTTTTATTAAACAGCAGGCTACGTTCAGGAGAACCACTTATAATAAACAAATAATCTGCGAGATTTATATTTTTTTCAATAGACTTTGTAGATTTTGAGCTTGCCCATACCGCCTCACCATCGAAAGCATAGCTTGGACCAGCGTCAAGTTGGATGCCTTCAAACTCTCCTAAACCTAACTGATCAGCTACCCAAAACCAAACCTTTTCTTTTTTTGCGTTGATGTCCTCTATTAAAGACATGATATCAATTCTTTTGTCGGGGGTGACAAGTGACAACGGATATGACTCCTCAAACTCAATTTGCTGCCTTGGCTTTGGCACTCTTATTTCTGTAGGGTCTCCTACCGGATTTGTGCCATCTTCTAAAATCTCAACATCACCCTCAGTAATCTCTTCTCCTGTCGTAACTTTTGTTGATAAAGTATTTAATAAATCAATTACATCGTTGTCGGTTTTTGTAAACTCTGTTAGATTAAGATCAACACCTAAAGTTCTAGCCAAGTCCTCTATAAATTTTATAACAATATTCTTTTGCGGTTTGGTCAGTGTCTGATACTCAGAAGCCATTATTCCAATAAGCTCTGCAAGCCTCTCTTCGTTCTGCAACTCGCTTACATCCTGGTATGATTCTGCAAACGTGTCTATCCTTCTAGCCAGTTCGCTATCGTTAGATAAAGTTTTGCGAACAGACATCATCATTTTTTCAGCAACCTGAGCTGCTTTAGGATCTGTCTTAATTTTACTTAAAAATACAGCGTGAAAAACCTCGTGGGGAACAGTGGTCCCAGTGGCTTTTGACAGATTTATATGTATGGTATCGCCAATAAGTTCACCTCTTCCTGGAGCAGCAAACTTTAAGTATTCCGATTCATTCTCATGTATTACAATTCGAGTGTTAGGTAGGAGATTTTTTATAGCACTTGCCGCTGTTCTGGCTATTTTAGTGACGTTGTTTTCTCTTTGTATTTGTTCTGCACCTTTTTCAACTGTTTCACCTGCTCTATTTACACTTAGATTAGACTCCACTGTTTCGGTGGTCTCTTCTACTTCTTCTCCAAAAAATGCATCAATATCTTGTTGTTCCTCCGTAAGCTGAGTCTCTGTCTCTACTTCCTGCTCTTGCTCTTCAACAAAGTCTGGAATAGGTTCTTCAACCGTCTGCTCCTTAGTCAAGACTTGTTCTATTTGATTGTCAATCTGTTGTATTTGTTGATCAATATTACCAACAGTTGCTGGGTCTTTGTCTGCTTTTTCATTTTGTAATTCTTGCTTACTTGCTAAAAGACCTAATATTTGTTGTTGCTTTTCAAGACTTATGTCTGTTGGTATTTGATTGGCTAAACCAGCTGCCTTGTCAAAGTTTTCTAATTCATTTTGTGCCTCTTCCTTTGTAAGCTCACCCTTTTCAATCCTTTGTTTCTGCTGTTGGACAAATGCTTTTTTGGTAAATCTATCATTTCGAATGTTTAAAAACATTTTTAAAACCTCCTTATCAACCCTAGTGAAATCTTTTTGAGCATAAGCATCACTGATAGCTGGCAAGGTTCCCAGCACAAACCCGCCTACAGCCTCTTGACCAGCTGCATAGGCTATCTCACTTAATATCTCAGTTACACCTTCAGGTGTTTGAAAAAGATCTTTTCCTTTTAAAGATTCAAACAATTCTTTTCCACCTATGTCTGCAGCCTCTTGAAAAGCTCCTGTTTCTGCTTCAGCTAAAGCAGCAGTGGTAAATCTGGATCCAGCCCTTCCCAGTTTGCTTTTTATTTCATTTCTAATAAAATCATTTAACACTGATGCATTTGCATTTGTTGGAACTTTTTTAGCTACATTAAATAATAATCTTTTTACTAAGGAACTATTACCTAAAACGTTTCTAAAACCAAAATTTTCTAATTGTGCTATAACAAGTGATAAAGGCACCTTTAACAACGCCTTTTCATCTTCTGTTAAATCAAGGTCCTTGAACTCCTCTTGGTATTGTGAATTGACTTGAGCAAATAATGCTGGTATCCTAACAAATTTACCTCCTGGAGCAAGTAAAGCTGGTAAGCTACGGGCTAATCCTAAAAAGGCACCAGGAAAAAACTTCTGCTGTTGGGCCATCATCCATTGTTCAGAAACATCTTTACCTCCAAATGTTTCAACAAAAAACTCTCTTATCGGAGGCAACACTTTTTCTTTAAACTCTTTTTTTCTTTTATCAGAGGCTATTTTTTCTTCTTCCGTCATTTCACGTCTTGGAACTTTACCCCCTATGTCTATTGCTAAATCAACTATACCGGCTGGTATTTCTCCTACACCTCTTAAAAAACTATCAACAAGCCCAGCCGCCATTGATCCTTGGCTTCTTTTCATGTCGTAGTATTCGCCAACAGCGGCATTTAATTGCTTTTCTCTAAACTCAAAGTCTTTATAATAGTTTTGTATTTGCTGATAACTCTTGTTAAGACGGATCATTTCTTGATTATACTTATCTATACGATCCTTTTGCGCCCTTCGTTGCTGTTCAGATAATGCCTGTAAAGCCTTGCCTTCCTCTTCCAAAACACTTTGTTCATATAGATAATTGTTTAGATTTTTTGAAAAGGAATTAGCTTCTTCATTCAAAGCATCCATTCTTTCTTGAATCTCCTTTTCGTTCTCAAAAATCATCTTTTTGTAATCGTACTTCTCAATAGCTTTGTTTATCTGAAGCGTGTCTTGCTTGTTGGCATCGATAAACTTATTGAGCCTATCCCTTTCTTCCCTGTTTTGAGCTGTTGTAAATGCATCAAGACCTATTGTAATGGTTTCGTTGTTAGGCGCAGTAACCTTTACATTGTCAGTAAGGCCTGTTTCTTCAAAAACAAAACCATCATTTTTAAATTTATAGTTGAGTTTAGGAAGAATAAACTCTTCATCCTTGCTTATTTCCTCTAAAGTAACAGGTAAATCGGGATCTTCTTCTGGAATTATCTCGGTTGTTTCAACTACAGTTTGAGTTTCAACCTCAGGTTGGGTATCAATTTTTGGGGCTTGGATCGTAGGTTGCGCCAAAGAACCATCCACCAATTGTAATTCCGTATCTTCTTTTTTTTTTGGAGGCTCTACGATACCCATCAGGGATTGAAAGTCTTGTAGGGTGCCGCCATATCCATCATTCTTAAACAAGCCATAAGAGTATTCCACAGCCTCTGGATTCTCTTTTAATAAAGCGCTGTATTGATCTTTACTTCCAGTGTATCCGTCGTTTTGAAATAGTCCAAAAGAATATTCTAAAGCCTCGTCTTCCATTATTGTGTGTTTGTTGGATTAAACCTTGAGGCTCCTCCTGTGTTGTTTTGAGTGCTTGTTTGTCCTTGACCTTGTAACTTTTCTTTTAGTGAACCTAAAGTTTTAAGTTTTACATTGTTAAGAATGAATTGAATTATCCTCTCTTTTGAAGCTTCCGCTGAAGGTCGATCTTTGCCAAAATCAATTGCTGCCTCACTAGGCAAGAATATTTCTTCACTGATTTCATTCCCCTTATCATCTACCTGTGTTAATAATAAACTTTGTCCGTCTATAAGATTTATCGGGTTTCCTATTTGAATACCAAATTCAGCAACTATATCATTTATGGAGGCGATTACATCCACATCATCTTCTTGCCGTATATCGCTTAAAGAGATATTGTCTTCCAAATATTTACGTGCGTCAGTTAAGATAGTTGATTTCTCTTCAGTATCTTCACCACGTTCAGCTAAATTTAAACGCCGCTCTGCCAAATCAAGCCTTCTTCTGGCAAGCTCATTCTCTATTCTTTCTTGCTCAGTCATCTCTTGAGGCTCAGTGACACTACCGGCAAGCCCCGCTTCAAATCTAGCACTTGCATATTTTTTAACAGCTTCCATTTGTTTTTTGCCATTAGCTGTACTAAAATCATTAGTTCCATCTGGATTGACTAAAATTAAATTTGGATTCTTTGCCGCTTCATCTTTGTCATACGTAAAATCATATGCAAGACCATTCCCAGCCACACCAATGTTTTCAGTTAATATACTTGAAACATTGTTAGGATCAACAGTAAAAGCATCAACCATATTTTTTTTAGCCTCATCTAATAATGCTTGCTCCTCTTTTCCTAGTTTCCCTTTTTGAAGAGCTTGAAAAAATTGTTTTGTTGTTCTACCACTAGCCTCTTTAATTAGCCTAAGACCCAAGCCCTTGACAGCCGTAGTAACAGCTGCATCCAAATCAAATCGATTATATTTAGCAGAAGCTTGCTGAACAAGCTCAGAAGCATTTGCATAGTCTCCTGGTTTAGTAGATATTTCACCAGTAACCTTATCTCTTCTAGCTACGTTGACCTCACCTGTCAGTGGATTAATATACGCACCGTTGTTAGCAAAATTCATAAAGCCCTCTGTCTGCTGACGCATCCAGTTTTCTTTGGCTTGACTTTTTCCTTCTGCGTAACGATTCATTGACTCATCGTATCCCTCGTTGAAAACCTTTGCAGCGGTAAACATTAGGTCAGTACCTTGATTGGCGTTTGCTCTAAACTTGTAAAAATCTCTTTCTGATATAGCTCCGCTTTTTAGCTTGCGTTCTGCCTCTCTCATGGCGTCTGCCGCGTCTGAAGTAAAATCACCCATGAAACGGTTTACCTCTGCGTTTAAACCTTGTGGTTGATTTAATAGGTTTTTATTGTACTCTGTAAGCTGTTTCTCTATATCAGCCTTTCTCGCCTCCCTATCAGCAATTTCAGACTCAATCGCTGTTGACATTTTCTCACCAACGTCTTGCCAATTTATTTGCATTGGCTTTGCATCCCTAACGTAACCGAATCCTAATGCCATAATCTATTGTATTACAATTGGATCTAGATCAAATTCTTCAACTGGAACTTTGGTGGGATCAAAATTAGGATTAAATATAGCATCACTTCGCAAAGCTCTATCCAGACTAGTTTGCTCCACATCACCAAATACATTTTGAAACTCAGCAAATGGATCCCCGACTGTTAAATTTTTAGCGCTTACAGTATCGTCGCCATATAAAGATGGTATTTTCATTGCCTGTTGGCCTGCGCTTACAAGACCTTCAACTCCCTGCTGGAGCGCCGCTGTTCTAGCTGCTCTTGCGTCTGCAGCTCTTCGCTGCTGTCCACTTACTTCAGCAAGGTTTATATTTACAAGAGCGTCTCTATTTCTTGCATCTTCTCTAGCAGCTAACTCTTGCAATCTTTGCAATTCTTGACCTTGAGCCATTCTACTTTGTGCTTGAGCTTGCTGATTGAAAAGGGCTGCTCTACCGGCTGAAACTGCTGCACCTCGCTCTTCGCCCTCTTGACCCGCCTGTACAATTGTAGACAAGCCGCTTAAAATGTTTTCTCTTTCTTCTTCAAACTTTTCCTTTTGTATGCCTAAACCTTCATAAAAATTTTGATCAAGCCTACCTTTGGCCTCCTGCATAGCTTTTTGAGCATCCCTCTCAGCAGCCTCAATTTTTTTCTTTTGTTTTCCTGCTTGCACAAAACTAGCTGTTGCTGTACCAGCTGAAATAGCTAATCCTGCTGCAGTTGCAATTGTTGTAAATGCTGCCATATTATAATACTTTTATCATTTCTTGTGTGTAGTTATCTCCTTGCGTGTAACCTAAATTTTTATAAGTGTTTATAAGTCCTTTATGTTTTATCAATGCATAAGCATACTTATTTCCACTTATTTGTGATGCATTCGTAAGCGAGTCAACTAGCTTATTAACAGCTAAATGTTTTGCTCTTTTGTTCTGGTAACTTTTATTAGATATAATCCAATCCACCCAACTTACTTTTGAATTTGTTATATATATAAATCCTGCACAAACAGGAATATCTTTATCTAACACCATCAAACCTCCTTCTCCGTCTTCTGGCAAAAAATCTTTTTGTGGAGGTTCCCATCCCCAGTCTTTCCACCAGTCAACTAATATATCGTCATAATCTGAAGAATTTAGTTTTCTAATATTAAATTCCATACACTAACAAAGATACTAATTTTACGGATAGCTTTTCATGATCTCAGCCTGCACAGCAAAGAGCTCAGTTGGTGACGGACCTTTGTTGACAATCTGGAATCTACAGAAATGTCCAAGCAAACCATACGATTCAGCTGTATTATTTTTCACACTCAACACATATGGGTTTCCAATAGTTGGATCCTCTGCTCCGTTTATAGAGGCATCAACAATAATATTATTGATATTGTTTTTTAAATTTATATTTACTTGTGTTACTTGTCCTGCTAAATGTGGAGTGTTAGATACTTCATTATTAAAATACAGAAAGTCTCCCACACTTATTATTGAACCTATTTCTATTGTCGGACTCGATAAAAAATCAAACTGTCGCGCTGAAGCTAATCCACTGAATCCACTGCTTCGACCAATACCATTAATTGATCTTGAAGCAAAATTTGAAATAACTGTAGGCGTTTGGGTGGTATTTTTTATATCCGCATACCATGACCCTTCTTTAAGTTCAAACCATTCGTTGCTAATAAAACCACCGCCTTGTATATCGGTACTTAATGTTATTGTCCATGGTTCGTCCGACTGCAAGTTTATGGTTTTAAACAGTTTTGTTACGATTGGTAATTCGTTAATAACACTGGTTAAAGAAGAGTTGTACTGCTCTCCATAATAATTATTCCTTAGTTCGTTAGTGTTATGTCTATATAAATCTCCACCTTTAAATGAATAAAAGAAATTATTCATACCCACCATAAAGTCAGGATTGTATGAATAAAAAGATGGCCACCCTTTCGATTTATCACTATATGTTAACGTATACTGTGGTCCTAAAGGAACTATTGGCTTCGGAACTGGATTATCAGGAATAGTTGTAGGCCTAGGTGTTGGCGTTGGATCTGGAACAGGAGTTGCTGTTGGTGGACCAGGCGTTGGTGGTACGGGTGTAGGTAAAAATGTAACTGGTGGAACAGGAGGAGTTGTTGCAACTTCTTCGCCTACAATACATATTTGTCCATTTCCAAAAGCTATATTTCCTGGATCACCTATTTCAAAAGTTATTATGTCATAGTCTCCCGCTGGTAAAGTATCACCTACTGTTGAACTATAAAGTGTTACATTAGTATCATTCAGGTTAGCGGTTGCCCCTTTAAACTCAGGGTAAAATCTAATTACTTCAATACCGTTAGAGTCTATAACAACTCCCATGGCAAGTATTCGACCCGTTTGATTAAAACCGCCGGGCTGATCTTTACCAGACTCCATTTCAGCATTAATAAACGGCCTGTTTTGGACTGTAAAGCTTAGACCGACTGGTATATTAACAGAGGTTCTGTCACCTATTGAGTACCTACCTATAGACGATTCGTAAAACTCGCCAGTATTGATAGGATTAGTTATTCTTTGACCGCAGTATTGTCGTACACCCATGTCAGCAAAATTACGATTTTATTTTTTATATTTTTAAACAACGCCATCCAAGCGTTCTGCCCACTCAGCTGTTTCTGAATATGCCCAAAGTATCCAGTATTTAGGAGTTGAAATATTTACATTAACCTCAATAATTGGATTATTAATCATATCCTTAAAGTTGTGGTAATCTTTTCTATACACCTCAAAACCTTTAGCATCTTTAAGTATAAACGCAGCAAACCTGTAATCTTTGAGTTTAAAGTTATTTGGATCAAAACGAAAAACTTGTTTGAAATTTGGCAAAAAAGCATCTTCTTTAGATCCAGGAGGCAAGATGTTATTAGAACAAGCTTCTGTTATAGATCTATCTGTAAATCTTATACCCGCATATGTTTCATAATCTTTTAACGTTCTTGTTGTTCCAAGATTATAACCATTTAAACTTTTTTCATTACAAGGTGTGCAAGCAGCTCCATCTACACCTAACAAAAGTCTAGTTCTTGCATGTGCTAAATCGTTTTTGTATGTCCAGCTTTTATGATCATCCCAATGTTTAGATCTTCCCTCTCTTGTATATTCGTGCCAGGCAATAATTTTGTGAGGGTGAAACAGATCGTAACCGTGAGTGTATGCTCTTACTGCTATTGTTATTTCTTCACCATGAAAGTAAATATTGGGATCGTGTTGTACTTCTTTACAAAATTCTCCAATGGTAAAAGCAAAATGTGCAGAATAAAACCTTGCTTTTATTGGCTCATCAACTTTATTATCCATATGTTGCGGTATAAAAAAAACAATTCCCTCGGGCGTAAATTTATCAAACGACATTCCCCATGGCGTTTTTTGTCTATCTTCAGGATCGTTTTTTGGGTTATAGGAGGATATATAACTTGTAAGTAAAGGCTTGTCATGTCCTTTTGATTTTAAACCTTCAAGCATATCAATGCAAATAGTATCCCATCCTTTTACAAACCGATGATGAGAATCTAGCTGAAGGGTGTATTTTTCTCCATTGTAATGTTGTTGTATTTGGTTTCTCGCCCAGCAAGCACCTTGAGACTCCGTATGAGGAATATCTATTATTATAAACCTTCCATCATCAGCATACTTATCTAACGTATCCCACTTATCTTCCTTACTATGCTGATGAGCAATACAAATAGTTAGCGCATCTGGATTATCGGCATTTGATATAAGATCATCAATTGTGGGTATAAGCTCTGGATCGCGATAACTTGCGATTTGAATAAATATTGATTGCATTAGATTTCATTTGATTTAATTTCCTTGAAAGTTTATAATACTATTTGGCATGTCTAAACCAGAGTCTGGCTCTTCAAAATTGGTACATTCATAACAGCTTTGCATTCTTCTAGAATCATTTAGACTTATTTGAGGCAAATTATTAGTACCTAATATTTCAGCTCCTATGCGGTAACACTTTCCGGTGCTTTCAGCATAAACAATATCACCCGTTACATATCCGAAAGGACTAGCTTCTAAAGTTTGTTTAGTTTCTAATGATATTTGAAAGGATGTAGTGGTTTCATTGCATCTTACTAATACAAAATAGCTTTGATTGTCAGGACAATTTCTTGCACATCCACTAAAGTTTGGATCGTCTTGTGATCTGCCATCCTCATCCACACATACTAACCCTGTTATTGTTGGGTGTTGTGTTGTGTCGGTAGTTTCCCCTATGACTAAATATGTGTCAGTTGAGCCAGTCTGTTGTAATCTAACAAAATTATTATATTCTACAGTTGTTGTAAATATAGACTTAACATTTGTAGAACATTTAGAAACAATATAATTAAATGTGGGTAATCCTGTTGCAACTGGTGGACATTGTGTTTCTCCTGGCAATTCAGTGGGTGTAATAATTAAATTATTGTTAACAGACACCAGAGGAGGATAGCTTGCGTCTTGTGTGTATGTATAATAACAATTAGTTTGTGGCTCTAAATACCTTTGGTTATTTGTAGGCTCACTCAATGCGAATATATATCTCACCTCAGTTGTATTACAAGGAGCACACGGTACTAATCTATAATAGAAGCCAGCTACAGGCTCAGATGCTGGAGGTGGCGGAGGGGTTACTGGAGTACCCGCTGGTGTTGTAACTACAGGACTTGGTGGAGCTGGTGGGTTAGGTGCAACAGTTGTAACTACCGGTTGAGATGGTGGGGGTGGAGCAGGTGTTGTAACTACAGGAGCTGGACTAGAGCAATCACAAGTTTCGGCTACTTGAAGCTTACCGTTAAGTTGCTCTCTAACTATAGTATCGTCAGAATAGAAACCATCGGGTGCAAGCACCTGTAAGGTTTCGTCTGCATACACTGCCTGAGCATTACCAAAAGTTGCTGTATCAAAAAAATATGTCCCAACTGCCATAAGCTTTATTTTTGTTTGCTTTTATTTCTAGCTTCTAGATAACCTCTCTCGTACTCTAATTTTTTTTCTATATCAAGTAACCTACTTTGTATACGGTCAATTATTATTATTTTTTCATCTAGTCTATCGTGTACTAAGTTTATTTCGTCTTTTAGAGCAGTAAATTCTGAAAATATCCCACCCGCAGCAAATACTGTTGCTACAAAAGTAACAACAATTGACAAATTATTTTTTATAAACGATTCTGCCATAACTATTTATTTTATACTGGACACGATACAGTACAACTCCAAGATGTTCCAGGTAAAGGCGCAAAGACCTTTAATGTAGCTGTCGTCGTTGATGTCGTTTTATTAAAGGTTGCGGTTCCCTGTCCAATACCTTGTATTGTTTCTGGGGGCAATCCTCTATCTGCTAAAGCTGTATTTAGTTGACCTTGCTTATTTGCTGAACCTCGATAACCTGTATTAATCACTTCAGATCCGTCAAATTCAATGATAAACTTGTCAGGCACACTTATGGCATTAAATGTTAATGTTACTACACCCGTAGTTGCCCCTAACTCAATAACTTGCACGTCTGGGAAAGCGGAACCACCGCTGTAAGACGTTCCTGTATCACATGGTACCACTGGTCCCACCGGCACTACTCCACAACAAGCATTTCTAGCTGAAGTTGTATCGTAATTTAACAAAGCTAATGTTGGTTTACGGTAATCCCATATTAAGTATAAATTATTTCCTACAATATTAGGCATTATAAATTGAGCGTAATTTTTATCTCCTTCAGTAATAATAGGTGTTGCTTCGCTAGAAAGAGCCATTATTGATGAAATATCCGTAGGGTTGTTTCCGTAATCGTCTGCTGTTCTTAAATATCTAAACTTATTTTTAGTTGCGTCAAATACATAATTATCATTGACTAGTTTATTGCTAATTATATTGATATTAGCGCCTTCACTTGGTATTATACCTGCTCCTATTGGTCCAGATACTTGTAAGAATTGTGAAACAATAGGATCATTAGTTGTATCTGATGAGAATGTAATTTGATTAGAATGTAAAGGCGATGAGAACGTTGAGTCCGTCCAGGAATATTGATTATGTATAAACTGTCCAGCCTCATTATTACTTGTAAGCGCTATGTTATAAATTGTCAAAATATTTTGTATTGGACAAGAGGTTGTAATTTGTATAGTGTCAGGTGTTATTGAAGTTGTAGTTACTATAATAGTAACTTCTGTTACATCAACATTATTCTTAGCTATGTCAATAAAACCACTAACGAATACTACACCAGTGGTATATCTTACATTATTATATATTACCTCAATCACATAACCTACTCCTGAACTTGTACGCTCGGTAACTAGCTCTAAGCCCTGTTCTGTAACAACCTCTTGAAGGCCAGTTCCAGCGCCGGGGGTATTGGCTTCTGTTATTATATCGCTTTCTTCTGCATTTGGTATGACATAGTCTATTCGTACTGTACCCACCTCTTGTGTTACGTTAACACAATAGATAGTCTCTTCTCCAGGGCGTACTAAAACATTTTCTGTAACACCACACAATAAACAGTTTTGAAAACCTGGGATTGTTTCTCCATTTGATGCCAATACATACTCATTCATGTATGGATCGTAAGCTCCAAGTTTTTGATTACCAATGGTATCAATAAAAAAATCTCTAAACCATGAGCGCATACCTGCTTCAGATATAACTGATAATATTTCAGGACCAGTTTCTCCTCCCCTAAGTCTTAATACTGCCCCTCTTTTGGCATCAGTAAAAAACTTATCAGCACCATATACAGCAAAACTTTCAGGATTATTGCTAATACCAAACTCTTCATCTCTTGCAATTTGTTGGCCTAAAACTGTAGGAACTGAGGTCAAAGCCCCACCACCACCAGCGTCTGTTAACAAATCTTTTCCTTGTAATACATATGATATTTTGTCTTCCTGAAGAGTAAGGATGTCAGTTCTCCTAGCGTGAAGCCTCTCAATTGGCCCATAGAGGTCTTCTAAGGGCTTAAAATTAGCCAACCCAAGGTTGAACTCATTTAATTTATTTACGTTCGACTCATCGTTAAATACGCCGCTATAAGTTAAATCAGCAAACCGATGAGCCCTTTTGTAAATTTGAGATGATGTTGTACTAACTCTATTTCCAAAATTTATTGTTTTACCCGTGATTGAATCTCTTATCTTAAAGCTTTCAACGCCATTTCCAAATGATATACAATTTGAAAAACCAGTGTTGATTATTGCATCCTGCGGAGTAATTGGTTGTAAAGAGTTTTGAAAATTAATTACTTGACTCTGAACATCTCCTGAGTGTTGCCCCAATGCATCAATAGAAAAAGATAAATCATTTTCATACCATACATCTGGTAATGCATCTAAAGGTGTAGATTCAAAAACAATATTCGTTTCTGCTCTTATTACTTCTATTTGTAGTGTAACAAAAGACTTTCTGTTTTTTGCATTACCCGCACTTAAAGTTCCTGTAGCCATTAGAAACTCTTCACCGGTAGCAGTGTTTTTTGCAAATCTCCAAAAATTAGTAAATTGACCTGTGCTGATTTGTGAATTTGGAAATGTGCCATTGCTGCTACTAACAGTTAGTGGATCTGAAGACGATGTAAAAAGCGAATTATCATAGCTGTTTGTAGTATCAGTAGCATTACAAGCACCCCTTGGAAAACCATTACAAGAAAACCCATCTCCGTTTAGTCTATCAATAACGTTTTCACCTTCAAAAAATGCTTGAAAATCTGCATAATCGTTAGATGCAACTATTTCCGCTTGGTAATCATACAGATGTTGCTCTGTTCTTGCGCTAGTTCCGTTTCTTCTGTGTGTATAATTAAAAAATACTCTAGTGCCTGCGGGTAAAGTATACTTTACATTAGCACTTGGACCACTACCACCCGGATCCGGTACTGTAACTGGAAAACTAACGCAGGGATAAGTTCCACTTGGTCTAGCTATTACAGTCCTCATTGGATAGGTTACAAAATTACCCCCTGCATCTTGATCGTTATTAACAATAAAATTGTTTGGGTTGAGCTTCATGTAAGTACCGGCTGGTATAGGCAGATTTTTAGTAGGATCAAGAGGATTAGGCAAGGTTAAAAAGTCGGCTTCTTTACTGCCTTTTTCTAATACCGTAGTAAATGTGCAGTTTTGAGTTGGACCATTTGCATCTGATTTAACTATCAATCTATCTCCCTCTTCTATTTTGTTAGCATTCTCTCCCTCTAACAAAAAGAAGACAAAATTACTATCATCATCCTCAAAATATATATTGGTATAAATAGTATTGTAAGTTGTTTTGTCAGGCTTAATAACAAACTTAAATCGTGTTGCCCAGAATGGAGCAATTTGTGGCGGGGTAGTACCTCCGCCTGGTATTGTAACTTGTATAGAATTTTTAAACTCTGATAAACCACATTTTACATGTACAGTATTATTAGGACTTACAAGCGCAGTTGAAGACCTATTAAACTCATCCATGTAAACGATACCTATTTCATATCCTCGGTTACTATGTAAAGAAAAATTATTTGAAACTTTTGTAAACTGTATGTCAGCAAAATTTATTGTGTAATATTCATAGAATGTTTGTGTAGGTGTATTTATATCATCTACAAACTGCATTGATGGAAACTGAAACCCAATAAGATTACTGTTAGGCGCAGAGGTAACTAGTATAGGTTGATCTATTGCACTAATACCACTGGCTTTCTTGAAATAAGAATCTAATTGATTTGGTATTGCACAATTAAATATGTCAGTAAAAGTGGCACCGTCGCATGATGTAGATACAGGCTGTATATTAGAAGATGATCCTATTTTAGCTACAAAATCTGCACTTTGTGATAATTCATACACAGATGAATATGCCTTGGTTAATACATAAGTAAATCCTAACTGAGTATTTACTGTAGTTTCCGTAGGGAAGGGTGTCTGACCCTGAAAAGCGTAATGCTCTATTTGCACATCTATATTAATTGATGCACCTGCCACAAGCTCCGTTGGATCAAGCTCTATTGAAATAATAGCATCGGGAATCGATATAAATCCACCTAAATCATAACCACCAAATGTCTTTGTTTCGGATATTGTCGTTAAACCTATGTCTTGAGACAAAAGAGATGTAGAAAAATTAAACTGGATTGGATTATTAAATCGATCCACTAGGTTATAACCCTCAATGTAATTACCATATACAAGTCGGTTACCCATTAAAGTTTGAGCTTTGGCTAACAGTGGTACATTATCATATAATCTTAATATTTCGTTTTCGGGTAATACAGTGAATATTTTTTGATTTTCAAACGTGTAAACTGATGTATCATTATCAGCAAGTCCTAAATCAAGTTTGTTCAAAGTCTCAATAACTTTAATTGTACCATCATCAAACTCTTTAAAAAGTAATTGTATAGATTTTACTAATGGACCGCCGGTATTAAAACTGATGTTTACTGCATTTGAAGAGTTTAACATTCCGTTATTCAGATAGCTATCAACACTAAACTTAAATGCTTTTGCTGTAAATGCTGGTGCACTAAACTGTGATGTTGCTGAAAACTCACCATCCGCATATTGGTATCTGTAGGCAAAACACACAAACCGATCCTCCAAAAAGTTATTGTCAGAACTATTTTTAAATGGAACTATAGTAGGCGCTGCTACTGGTGGCTTTTTTATTACCAGTAAAGATTCAGCAGAAAATTGATCTATGTAAGCAGCCATAATCTATGTAAGTGTATATGTTACGTTTTCTGTTAAAGTTATTCCGTTTAGTGTTACCGTACCAGTCGATTCAGGTTGCTGAGTATCTCCATTGCCATCCGTGTATGCGGTTGATACAGAGTAGTTTGCTGTATATGTTCCAGAATTACCATCATCACCACTAATAGACCCTGATATTGATGAGGTCCCTGGGTTGGATAATGTATTTGAGTTAATTAAGCCAATGGTGGTAACTCCAGAATTAACATCTGTAGAAAACTGTGTTAAAGCCAAACCATTAGCTGTATTTGCACCTTGAATACCATATCCTTTAGTAACAGTTGTAGAGGCTGTGTAGCAATCAACACCGGGTAAGGGAATTTGTGTGGTCGTTGGTGTAATCCCAATCCCAAAAGCTGGTAAACTTGTAGGGCATCCAGATAAAGTCCCCTGGTGAAAACCAACAATTTCATCGGGACCAACTAATATTTTTTGAGCTTTGAACTTAAATAATGCGGTGGAGCTTGTCGGAGGAACACCATTCAACAAAGGCTCGGGGTAACTATTATTTACATTTATAAACCTCGGGGGGTTAAAATTATCAGTAAAATATAAAAAATCTCCTACCCTATTTATTGCAGTTATTAAATTAGTTGGGCTAAAATTCAAAGTAGTAAGTACACCCCCACCATCATCAGTGCTGACAACATGATAATTAACATTAGTGGTAGTAGTATTGAAAGAACAAATCATATCACATTTACCAGTATCTGATAATGTAAATGCAGGGTCGTGTACAAACCAATATATAGTTTCGTTTGGGCTATCTTCATAAGCTCCTATACATCGTGCCTTTAAACTTAATGGTTGTATGTCAAGAAAAAACAATTGCGTAAGCCTTGTATTCCCTTTTGAATTTTCTACAGATCCTATTTCAGACGCCTCAGTTGAACCTAATCTAACATTAAGTGCGTCTTCATATTCGCCATTTGGTATAAGCCTTTCATCAAGGCTTTTATTCATACGGCCTGCAATAAAATTCCGTTGTGTTCTAGCCATTTTATTTCAACCACTTATTTTCTCCCCTTAGATTCATTAATAATCTGCCAGGATGAATATTACTCAAGCGTATTTTAGCGTTACGAAGTAGTGCAGTTTTATCTTTTCTAGCTCTATTAACTATGTATTCTTGAACTCCAAACTTGCTATTTAAAATTGCATACTTTATATAAGCATATATATACTCTTCAAACAATTTGTTTACGGTAATTAAAGAATCGTCGCCCCCTTCCATTCCGTCCGAGATATACTCTAAAATACATTGCTCATTAGCCATGGTTGAATTAAAGTTTATAACTCCAGCTTTTTTGTCAATTGTAAAAGTTGGATTCATATTAGCAGTCTCAGTATTTAAACCATAACGAGCACCTATATTCGTGTCATAAAAATCTTCATTAAAAGGCAGATTGTTGTTTTGTTGGTCTAAATTAGCTTGATTGAGATATATTGTATTTAAAGAACCATCTGTACGTGCGGTATCAAGACTTGAAGTTTGTGTTTCAACATTGTCATCAGAGTCGTATGTAAACGAAGCAGTAGCTGTTTGGACGTAAGATAAAGCTGATTGTACTTGAATATTTTCAACAAGTGGTCTTATAGTATTGTCTTTAAATAAAGATATTCTAATCCAGTTTACATAATCTGAAGGCAGAACAAATCTTAAATCTGAATATACAGTCAACTGTAAAGATTTAATTTCTTTAAAAGCGTCGTAGTTTAATTCTTGAATACCACGTTTAGCATGAAACAATATTTTAAATCTATTTACGTTGTTTATCATCGAATGATTTCCCGAGTACATCAATAGAAAATTATTGACTATATCAGATAATGTTACAAATTGATAGGACCCCCAGTTTAAATTGGTTGGATTGGCACCATCATTTGTATAATATTTTTTTTGATCTATATATGACATAACTATTGTTCTTGATTTTGCATTTGTTCTTCAACTTGACCAAACTTAAATACATCTGCTTCCCTAATTGATATACCAGCGTATTGTAAAATTTTAGATACTAAATCATTTCCATCATCCAAGGGTAGTTCAAAATCCTGAAAGTCAGGCTGACTCTGATCAAATACAGGCTCACCATTTGATATTGTTCTATAGGTCCACTTTGGATCAACTGGATATCTTATGTACTGGGAGGTTATGTCAGTTGCGCCATTAAATGAACTAGGATAAATAGTAATTGAACCAGCTTCTTGAGTATAGGCTGGAAAGCTTACGGTTGGTGCTGTAAGTTTAGAGTTGTTTAGCAATGTTATTTTGTTGTTTGAAACTAATTCAGCTATTCCTTTAAATACTCCACCTGAAGAGCATCTCACTTCATTTATTAAATAATAATCTGATCCTGTAGTTGCTGCTGTAGGTAAAAAATATACATTTGCTGCGTTTTGTGTAAGGGTACTTGTAACTGAAAAAGTGTCTATCACTTCTTCATAACCTTTTTTAATATCTGCATAGCCAGTCCCAGAAAGTCTTGCGTTCTCTTCATTTATTTGTTGATTGTATTGAAAAAAATATTCATCAAACAAATCTAATTGAGCTTGTTTAGCAAATAAATTAAAATCATTAGGAGATAAATAACCGTAATTGTTTTTGTTGATTATTGCTAAAACTGTATTTCTTACAGAATTTATCATTGCATTTCTTTTACACAAAGATAAGTAAAAAAAAAAGAGGTCAAATTTCTCTGACCTCTACTCAAAAACGAAAAAACAATTCTCTTTTTTAAGAGAATACTGTTACAGCTATACTAGTAACTGTTTGTCCTGAAGGTAACTCTACAGGTATTACTGCGTTTGTCCAACTTGTTTGAGCTGCTTTTTCTAAAGCTGCATTGATAGCAGTAACCATTGCAAAAGTGCTTCCAACAGTAACTAATGCATAATGATGTGAAAATGTAGCTCCGCTGTAGATTCTCATCGCAGTTGCGCTAGTTCTTTCCACAAAAAGACCTCCGCTTATTGGGACTAATTCATCTCCTGATCCGGTTGTAATTTGAATATATTTTGCCATGTTAAAAAATTTATGGGTTAAACAAAAAACAAAGATACAAAAAATAAAACCGCACTTTTTACATGTTCTTAGCTAGAGTAGACAAATGTTTTAATGCCTCTAAACCTTCATCTGACTGGAAATGAGATGATATTATGTAAAACGGATCTTCTTTATATGGTATATTTAACATCTTCTTTTTATTGGAAGGTGTATTAAACCATACCTCTTTATTTTCATTTCTAAATTGTAACAGGTTTTTGTCAAAAAACAGTTGAATTTTAGAATTTAGTTTCAAAGCTGGATCTTTCAAAAGAAGTAAAAAATCCCTAGGTTGATTCTTAGCAAAGACTAAAATATCTCGGCGTAGTTCTGCTGTAGTAACAGTTGTAACGTCTCTCTGGAACAATACCCTAGCTATGTTTTCAACCTGATCAACTGATAGCTGTCTAGCTTCAATTAACGCATCTACCTCTGCATTAAGTTCTTCAACTATATCTGTTGCCTCTTTAGCTTTGTCAACTTCCACATATACACGGCCTTTGCCTGGATGATACTCTAAAAACTTTTGTAAAACTTGATTGGTTTTCGGAACTGTCAAAAATCCATTTTCAAAAACAATAGGCTCCAATATAGCGTTGTCATCTTGCTCATCTTGAAATGGAGAGTTTTGATTTCTTGCATATCTTAAAGCTTTGTTTGTTCCGGTTTTTTCATCAAACCAAAGCAAAGGAAATCTTTGGGTATGTCTAGACGCTAAGATTAAAGATAAAGGTGCGGTATCGCGGGTTAGTTTGTAGATTTTATCTACAAATTTCTGTGTAGTTTTCATTTGATTAGATTTAAATTTTATAATAAAAATAATGGGGGCTTTTACACCCCCATTAAAACAATATATTACTCTTGGAATATAAAGAAGTTGTTAGCACCTAAAGTACAAACAGCTCTTTCAGACAAGAAGTTTACTTGCATGTTATCCACGTCAGTAGTTCTTGCACCACCAGCGGAACCAGTAATCCAAGTTTTATAACGTCTGTCTTCAGTTTCAGAAGCTCTATATCTAACATGTAAGAATGGTCTTTTAGCGTTTTTACCAAGAATTTGATCATAAACACTTGTTGATCCTGCTGGTACTAGAAGTCCGTTTACACGTCCTGAACCTGCACCTGTAGGTAATCCACCTCTCATTGTAGGATCATTTAAGTATTTCCAGTCTGTTTTGTAGAAGTCATATCCTCTACGGAAACCAGAGAAACCTAAATTTAAAGCCATTTCTTCATCATTGTCAAACAATCCGTAAGATGTACCACCTGCTCCATAAGCATTTTGTGCTGCTAACATATCATCAATGTCAAAAGCAAACTGTCTGTCTACAAATAATACATTTTCTTCAATCGCTCCTTGCTTGTCAAGACGACTGATTACATTATCAAAGTCAGCTAACACTGTTGGGTTTCCACCGTCCCAGATGTTACCTCTTTGTTGAACAGCATAGAAAATACCATCTGATCCAGCTCCAGGATCTGCTGCAGCTCCTGAACTACCTAAAATTGCGGCAGCTCCCGAGTTTTGCTCTGCAGGTACAGCTTCAATCATAGCAGTTTCTAGATAGTCGTCAAAACGTAATCTTGTTTCGTGCTCTGATTTTAGATACCATAGATATCCAGTTCCACCATCTTCAGTTGTGATTTCAATCCAACCAATTTGAGCCATATCAGATCCATTTACATTATAAGTATCTTTAATGATAATAGGCTTATTACTGAAGATAAAGTCGTTAGACTCAAGTGAACCTTGCATCCCAGCAGTTCCTTTTTTAAATTCTGATCCATAGATAAATACTGTTACATCCGCATTTCCAATACCAGATCCACCAGTAAATCCAGCAGCTTCATAAAAGTCGGCTGTAAACCTACCTCTACCACCGGCAGCGTTATCAACAGCACTTACGACTGCTTTGTTTGATCCAGACCCATCATTTTTTACAACAACGATAGTTTGACCAACTCTAATAACTTGCTCTGCAGCAGTTGGATCTAATGTGTCATTAACCTGAAATACAACTTGATCAGCATTAGTCTGACCTGCTGCGCATCCAACTGATGTGTATTTAGTGTGTAATCTACCTTGCTCTGCCCATTTGATAAGGTCAGAGTTAGTAGGCATTTCAGCTCCTACCATACGTAGGAAAGAAGAAATAGTTCTGTTACCATAACGCTCAAATTCTTTTTCATAAGTGTCAGGTAAATATTGATTTAAGAAATTAAAATCTGCATTTGTTAAATAATTCTGTGCTGTGGGCGTCCTTTCCGAGCTTGGCGTTAGCGAAAACGTCGGTGTGGATTTTACTTGTCCAGGCATAATAATAAATTTTTAAAATTAATACTAAGTTCTTTTTATACTTTTAATTCTCAGTCCACTGCTTGATGGCGATGAAACTGATTTTACTTGGAACCCAGATTTTACAACTGTTTCAGGAGAAGAACGCTCAGACATGTTTATATTTTTTGTCTTACGCATAACATCTTCTGTTGCACTTGACTTTCCTTGCTCATAAAAAAATCGAGCAAATTTATCAGGGTTCATTGCGATAGCTAAAGATCTGTGATATCCTTCTGCATCTTTTAAAAGACCTTGATCATCCAAAAACTTTTTTACAAAATTCATTGGAGTTTCTTGCATCTTTTTCAATTCAGAAGCACTTCCAGGTGAAAAGTATACCTCGCTTTCGTCTAAATTGAACTTAAAACCTTTAAATTCATTATTGAATACCTCATCTGTTTTTTTAACAAAGTATTCGCCTTTGCGTTTTGCTTCTTCCTGTTGACTTTGAGCCGATTGAACATATTGCTTATAAGCCTTATATTCTTCAGTATCATTGAACGAGTTTTCTCTTGACTCAAGAGGAACCTTGTATTGTTCTTGTTGATCCTTAAAAAATCTTTTTGCTTTAGCAATAATTTTTTTCTTTGCTAATTTAGTTTTCTTGATTACTGATTCATCGTCTACTTCCTCATCATATTCATAGTCCTCCATTAGAGAATTAATATCTTCCGGATCTAAACCTTCCTCAGTAATTGTTAAATACTCTCTTACCAAAGCATCGGAATTAAGATTAGAATAATCTTTTTGTAATCTAACAAAATCTTCTAAACTTCGTCCCGTTTCTTTTTTATATTTAAAGTAAGCCGCAACATCTTCAGGCAATTTAGGTGCCTCTTCTCTTGCGCTAATTAATTCATCAATAGAATTAATTTCCTTACCATATCTACTTCCAATAAACGAAAGAACTTCTTCTTCAGATAATTCTTTTGGCTGTGGAGTTTCTTCAACTGGCTCCTCTACTTTTTCACTAGCTTCTTCAGTTGTCTCCTGCGCTTGAGATTTATCTTCCTGTTCTACGACAGGCTCTTCTTTAGAATCTTTGTTTGAAGTCTCTTCAAACTTTAATTCTTGTTGGGCTTGATGTTTGTCGAGTAATTCTTGTTCAACTTCTTGTACTGATTTCTCTTCAACATCAGTAAGCTCTCTTACTTTGATTTCCATTAGATTTAAATTAGATTTTATTTTACAAAGTTATATAAAAAAAATATATGTTTTTTGGCCTATCTGGGCTCAAACTCGGCAAGATCAAAACCATCTAAACTGTCTTCATTTGACTCAAAGTTTTGTGGAGGTAAGTTGTTTTTTCTTTGATTGATTAGTTTTGATTGTTCACTGTTTTGCTGACTTATCCTTTGGCTTTTGGCTTTTTCGCGAGACTCTTCTCTTTGTGCTAATGCCATTCCATCCATGTTTCTAAGTCGTAAATTATATTGAAACTCCTGCTCCATCAGCTGGCTTTTGAGCTGGGCTTCTGCTTTGTTTCGCTCAATTTCAAGCTGCATCTCGCCTTGTTTGTATTTTAATTTACCTTGAGTTTCTAATTCAATTTTTTGAACTGCTACTTGTGCAGCAAGCTCTTGTGACTTTAACTGTTGTTGAGAAATCATAGCTTGCTTTTGCATCTCCCTTTGTTCGTCTTGCTCTTGCTTAGCTTTTCTTTTTACTTTCAGTAGTTGATTAGCTAACTTTATGTTTTTTATTTCACGGATGTCTATAGCGTCCTCTAGATTAATATCTCCTTTTGATAGAGCCATTTGAATATTCTGCTCTAACATTGCTTTTTGTTCTTCATCAGGCGAAAGTTCAATAAACACCCCAAAATCATATAAATACAGCTCAGATATCTCTCCCAATATACTAACATTGTATTTTCCAATCTTGTTTATAAAGTCGTCTTTAAAATCAGAATACTCTAAAATATCAGCTACCCTATACGTTAGCGCTTCCGCTAAGGTTCGATATATGTAAAGACTTCCATCTAATATATGTCGGGTAGCTGTATTTGAGCTTAGTGCTGCTAATTTTTGTACCCCAACAAGCGCATCTGGATTAGGCGTCGAACCGTCTCTAGCCTCATTTAAACCAGTAACTGACCTAATCATGTCTAAATAATGGTTGTAATTAGCAATCAACATTTGTGTTTTTGAAGCACCTGAGTTGCTAGTTAGTTGTTGAATAGGAACCCTTCCTTGGTTAAACTCACCTTCTTGGGTATAACTTCTACCAATTACACTACCCGTTTGGAAATATAATCTCAATGCGTCTTCAGGATTATACGCTGCTCCTGTACCTAAATCAACTTCATTTAATCCATCGGCGTCAATATATACACCATCCGGTACTGTTCTAGCAATAACTTGCTGAAGTTTTAAGTGCGTCATTTGAATTAAATCAGCAAATGGTATCATTCTTCTTACCAAAGACTCTATCACACCTTTGTACATTCTTGGTGCAGCTGCTACATAATTAGGCATAGCGTGTTGAGAAGATGACTTGGGTCTAACCATGTTTTTGGCAAGCTCCCATTTTAATATAATGTTTGTTCCCATAACCATAACTCCGTCATACCAAACATCAATAGTTTTTTCAATCTTTTCAAAGTTGCCTTCTTCAAGCATTTCTTCTGGGGGATTGAAAGAATCATCTTTTTCAATCATACGAGACGACCCATTATCATTGATCTTTTTCTTATAGACCATCTTTTTGGTTGTCTTGTAATTAAAATACATTAGCGTACAAGTGTCTCGATAAAATATATCATTCTCATAATATTGAGCTGTGTTAAAATAATCATACCAGCTTTGGCTATATTGAGATATTTGTTCTAAATCTTCAGTGGTTAAAGTAGGGTCAATTTTATTCAATTCAGTGATTGAAACGGTTTTTATTTCTCCCCAATAAAAACAATCTTTAAAAAATGGATCCTCTGTATAACTATAAACTACATTAGCAGGGTCTACATATGAAACCTTTACACCGCTGCCGGGCAAAAACTCATGTTTTGCCATACCAACCCCTACAACCATTTGATCATAATCTATACGCTTACGAGTATCTTCATAATGGTTTTCGGAAAACATAGTGTCAATCGCCTCTTCTTCTGCTATCTCTATAGCGGGCTTATAATTGAGGTTCATGTATAGTGAAAGCTCCTCATCTGTAGCAGGAAGCTCATCTGGATTCATTATAAAAGGATCAAATCCTGTATTTTCTTGTACTGTTGTTAAGATGTTTTTGGCGGCCATCTGACCCTCAATCATGTCTTGGTACTTGCTTCTTTTAGCTTGAGACAAGGCATCTTGTGCATAGGCTTTTACCTTAAACAGCCTATCTTGCATACCATTGACAACTATGTCCACAAATTTCGGAAGAATAGGAACTGGAGTCCAATCTAAGTTTAAATATGAAAGATCACCATCAACAGCTAATTCATTTTTATACTTAGCTACAGACTGCTCCCCTCTAGCGTAAAGTCTTAATCTGTTGAAGTCTCTCCATTGGCTGTAGTATCTACATCCATTAGAATCTTTTCTAAACCACTCATATTGTATCGCTTGTCCTATCTGTAAACCAAATTCCTTGGTTGCCTTTTCTGAGTCTGATACAAACTGACTTGGAAAACCTACAGATGAAATATTAATTTTTACGTCTTCCATCTATTTGATTAATTCACTATATATTCCTTTGTTACTATACCTTGCAAAGTTAAGATTTATTTTGTTTTGTTTTTGTTCGGGTAGATACAGGTTTTTTTGGTTGGCCATGATGGCTAAACCTGAGCTAATACTGGCATCAAACTTTGTTCTGTTATTAATATCAAATCGTGCCCACTCTTCTAATGTTCTAGTAAAATACATAGTCCCCATCTGATTTGCATCTCGATATGCACCAGTCAAATCAAGGCCAATGTGTTTTTCTATATATGACTCTATTGCAGAAGCATGGGACTGCTTTACATCTTCAGAAGTATTTGGTATACCACCCAGCTCTCTTTCTGTTTTTGAAAGTTTATTAAAATGTTTATCTGGTCTATTCATACAAAAGCCACGGTACCCTCTGTTTTTGAAATGATAAAGTAGCCTTGGCTTATTGTTCTCAATCAGTATCGGCATGCTATAAAATATACAAGCCATCAAAACTTCTTCAAAAAATATCTCAGCTGTTTGTGGCCGGGCTACATATTCAAGGAAAAACTCATTGCTTGGTGCTTCTTCCATATTAAATTTAGTCAAGCCATGCAACGCTCCATTAGATCCCCTGCCTACAACCGTTCCAGATATGTCGTAAGAGTCACAGCCAAATGCTCCAATGTGTTCATTAGCCGGAAAATAATGACCGTGTTTTTTTAACTTTTTGTTTGTTATGTTTTTGTTGGGCATCCATGAAACCTTGAATCGACCTTTTGGATCGGGAGAGAATATTACTCTTGAGTCCTGTATTCCGTTTTCCCAATAAAAACGTCCTCTTGTTACGTGATGTTCAATTATCAAAGAATCATTGTAATCAATCTGTTGATATATTTTTGTAAGGTTAAAAAGAGATGACTTGCTTTCATCTCTAAAGGCGTGAGATTCAGTTCTGGGAAACTGTCTGTAAAATTCATTCAAAGCATCAGGATCTTTTTTTAATGAATCTACTTCTGCTTGCCAATAATCTACTGCACCGTTACTAATATACTCGTTATCTACACCGAGCACAGACTGTTTAGGTTTATGAAAAACAGGCATACCATATTTATCAATAAATCCTTCCATGTTCCACTCCATAGGTATAAATAATGAATACATGCCGCTTTTAGTTTGGCCGTTGGTGTTTCTTGTCTCAATATTTGAGTCCTCATATAGTTTCTTAAAATTATCTCCTCCTTTGCTAAGTGAGTTGGATGTGGAACCCATCATACACTTTCCAATAATTTTACTACCCAATCTTAAACAAGTTTTGGTTACACGCCAGTTATTTAAAATATTATTTGGCTTTATCCACTTACCGCTTTCATCATGTACCAACAACAAAAGCTTTTCACCATCATATGAGTTCTCGTCTGTATTCTTCCAGTCTATTGTTGTATCCAAACCAAATAGTTCCTCATCTACAGAATCATACATATTTTTTTTAGTAATCTTAGAAGCAGGAACTCGGAAAGCAAGTTCTGTTTTCGGCTTGTCCATACCATCTTGTATGGGCTTGAAGAAAAAAGGTAGTCTGTTTGCAATTGGGACAACTTTATCAGTAAACATTTTTTTGGCGTCTGAACCTGTTTTGGACAGGATCCCAACCCTAGAATCTTTGACAAGGGTACCTGTATTAACGCACTCTGATGAACCCATAAATGAAAACCCTGATCTACGAATCTTCAGATATACTAAACCAAAAGATCTTTTATCTGCCTTACATGCTTCCCAAAAAATAAAAAATATTCTATTGGCTTCTCTAAAATCTGGATAGCCCACATCTATACTGGTCCACTGTAAATACATATAATGTGATCCAGTCATATATATTGGCTTTCCATTATTGTAAAACCAAAATCCTTCTTCTCTTCTGTCAAACTCCTCTTCTATATAATTAACCCACTTATTTTTAAATACACTGGGCATCTCATTCCATTGGAATATAGTAGGAATACGGGACAGCTCCTTTGGTAATTCTTTACGTTCCCAATATTGTTGTGAGGTTGTCTCTGATCTTTTATGTATTTTGTTGGGAGCAGGGGGCAAAGCAATATTTAGTCCGTTAATATTTACTATATCCCCTATCTGTCCTGTCTTAGATATTACAACAAGGTCATACTTTTCATTATATCCATAAGTCCACGTTTTAGCTCTATTCTTGTTAGAAAGAACAGTTTTAGTTACTAAATTTTTTACTACAAAAAAAAGTCTATTTTGATCTTCTCTCTGCAAATCCTTGTTTAGTTTGGACGCTGTTTCCATTTTTTTGACTTACTGTTATGTTTTCTTGCTCTTGGTCTATTTTACTTAATATATCAAAAGCATCGAATATGGCAAGCTTTTTTGTAGCTGCGGCGTTTTTTAACCTATCAGCTGCCAGCTCATCTTCAGGATCAGGTTTGATAATATCTTCTTTTGCAACTTTTATTAATTGCTCTACCGCCTTTTTACCTGCTTGTATAATTTGTAATTTCAAAAGTTCTGAACTCATAAGGCTAAAGTAATTTGGTGGTCATACATTCTATAAAGCTTTTTGCCATCGACCGTAAAAGGATATTCACTCTCAGGTTTAAAACTCACTCTAGTACCTGAAGACACACCTTGAGATTGAAGATACTCATTCGGGTATACCATTTCTCCAAGTAATGGCTCTTCTGTGCCTCGTTTATATATAATTGATTTTTCTTTTTCAACTGGTGATACAAAACAATACCGGTCGTGACTATGCCACGTGTCTTTACTTTTGTAAAGAAAGAATTGATCCGTATCTACAAAAAACAAATCATCTTTAAAAAAACTTTTACCACTTTGTTGCCTACCTTTCATGTCGTTATAGAATTTAAAAACATTGTGATGAACTAACAGAGTGTCACCAACTTTAATAGGTCCATCATAATTTAAAGGCAATGCTTGAACTTTGGCTTCTCTATTTGAAACGGTATAATCTTCTTCAGAAGAGCTTACTATAAACTCTAAGTTTTCAATCATCTTAGTGTTATTATACCTTTTGCCATTTACTGGTTTAACAATAAAATAAAATGGAGACCTCATTAAAAATTAATATTATATTCGATTGAAACAGGAACTTGGGATCTAAATTCTTTCCATAGAAGTATTTCGTCTTTTCTTTGAATCCAAATTTTTATTGAATCAGAATCAGAATCGTATTGTATAAGATGAATAAAATATTTTCCATTTAAAATCTCTTGACCTACCAAATAGTGCATGGCACCTGATTTGTAATCTGGACCAACAGATATTTTTCTTATATCCATTTAATTAAATTTGATTTGGATATAAAGATACAAATATTTTAACGGCCTTGTCCTCGGTATAGTTTACGGTAGTTTTTTGAACTTTTGAGCGAAGAGCTTTTAGTTTTGGAGTGAACTCCGGGTCTTTTAACTTTGGACTTAATGCTAGTTGAATTAAAATTCATTTACACTGTTGTTATTCATTATATCAGTCTTTTGTTTACTGCCTGCTGATGATCCAAAATAATATCCTATTACCTGTGTAAAAGCAGCTACCACCGCACCAAATCCCATGTCAAACAAACGCTGTGATTCCTCTGGTATTTGCCATAAACCTATAGCTCCAGCTACCACACCCACAAAACAAATAGTTATCCCCCAACCAACTGTTTTAAAAAGTACATCATTTGATCCTGCAGCTAATGCAGCCATTTCTCTTTGCCTGGCTGAAGCTCTATCTGCTACCTCTGCTTCATAGGCTTCAAGAACCATTTCTTGAGCTCTAATCTTATCTTCTGGCGGTGCATCTGAATTTTTAATAGAGTCTACAACTTGTTCAACTGACATATCTCCTTGGACTAATTTTCCCAAGGTTGGATTTATCAGTCCAATTGAAGCTTTTAATATTCGTCCTACAGTAGTCTGTCCAAACTTTTTTTTAGGCTTGCTCATATACTTTATATTGTGTTCTTCCGTCTTGTTTGTATGCACGAAGTATCCTCCCCCTGTTTTCATCTTTGGATATATAACTGACATGTACCCAATCAGGGTTCTTATCGTTTCCAAACTCCCATATCATCTGATCAAAGTTTAATTCGTTTTTTATAAAATTAAACATTTCTGCATTTGTTTTATGACCAAAAGTATCATCCAGATCCATTGCTCTGCCCTCACAATGCTGTGAACGTTTACTGCCTCCAATAGCAGTGTTTAAGTCTTCGCATCTATAAAATGAATTTATTTTGATTGGTCCGCCTACGTAACGTCTAAGTGGTTCAAATACATTTATAGCAACTGCAGTCATGTTGCTAAGGGCATAGGGTGTAGGAGTATTGTCTATGTCAAGCCTTGTAGCAGTATTAGATTTGGTTGCTTCTTTATATGAAACATGGTTACTTATTCTTTCCATACATTATAAACCATTTATGAACAGTATAGCCGATGGCTATTAAAGTTGCAATGATCTTCAAAGCAACATCTATATCAGTCATAGAGGTAGCAACAGCCGCTATGTTTAAACCATAGATTTTTATATCAGTCAATGTTTCGGTCTTTAGATTTAACATAAACGTATTTTATTTTTATATCTCCTCCAGTATGTGAACAAGTATACATATTTATTTTTTTGTGGGTTTTTTACCTGCTCTATTTCCGCCTTTTAACGCTTTGGGCACGTGGCTAATTTGATTGCCCACTTCTTTTATAGCCTTAGAAACGTCTCTAAGCTCTTCTCCTACACGATCTACCTTGTTAGATACATCAGCCTTCATCTCGGCAAACTTTTCCTCTAAGATGTCAGGAATCATGTTATTATTCTCATCTTTAGTAAATCCTTTCTTAGTAAGCCAAATTGCTGCTACTATGTTAAAGATTATCAAAGATATTACTAGTATTACAATTAGTGTTATTACATCCATAATTTTATTTATTCTACAAAAAGTTGTGTTACTTCAAATGAGCTAATTGCTTCATTAAAAATTCTGACCTGGTCTATTTCACCTATTATATTTTGTGTATTATTATAATATGCTCCAATAAAAGCGTTGTAGATTGAATCTCCCGATGTCCAATTACCTGTTTGTGCACTACCTGAGCCATCAAGGCTATTATCTACATATATATAAGTGTTTGTTCCTGATACATTTAAATCCCAAGTTAAAACTAGATGATGCCAATCACCATCAGCATATGAAGAAGATGATGACAAGTCAATGGCGTGAGTACCGCTAGTTCCTTGATTAATAGTCACTCTAATTTTTCCATCAGTTTTCATCATTAAGTTTGTACCTAAATTTACTGTCCCATATCCTGAAGCTACTAATGGACTATTTACGGATGGGTTAGAATCAACATTAAACCACAACGAAAAAGTACCCTTATTTTGTGTCTTTAAGTTAGTATCTACATTGCTACTACCATTAAAACTCGCAGCTTTATCAAAATATCCACCAACATAAGCTTCAGTGCCTGTCCAGGTTCCATTGTATGTCGAGGAGTCTGTTGAGTTAGCATTATTTTCAAACTGATAAAGGGCTACTCCTGTGCTGCCGCCAAACACATCGAGAGTGCTTATAGTATTACAATACACCTCACTGTAAAGCTCTGAAACTTGATTATTTGAAAGTGCAGTTGAAAATATACGTACTTGGTCTACACATCCTCTTAACGGATGTGCGCTTAATAATGTGTTACTCGAATTTCTATATCGCCAAACACCTACTCTCCACTCCCCACTTGAATCAAATGTTTGTGTAACAGTTGGTAAGCTTTGCTCTTCCCCATTAACCGAAACTTTAGTTAAAGTTCCGTTATTTCCACTCCAACAAACGTGATACCACGTATCAACTTGTATTGTAGGCCCAAAACCAACGTATCCCTCGCTGCTTTGAAATGAAAATTTGTTTAAATTATAATCCCCTCTATAATATAAATTAAAATTCTTATCATTAGGGTGTGATGGTTCTATACTGTTTCCGATTATAAATTGAGCAGTAGTTCCAAGTTCATTTAATTTTACCCATACAGAACAAGAGAAAATACTTGTTGATAAAACTGATAAATCTAACCAATTAGAGGAATTATTTGTAAATTTTGAAGCTAGACCAAATGGCCCAGGTGTATATTGTGCTGTTCCAATCCACGTACCGTTATTAGCGTTAGCAGTAGAGTCATAAGCATTGCCATCAAGTTTATAATAACCTTCTGTACTTGTGTTGGTAGTTGAGCCAATTGCATCTACTGAGTATCCAATTGTGTTAGTTGTACAAGGACATTGCACCTCACTGTAAAGTTCGGTTACTTGGTCAGAATCTAAAGCAGTTGAAAATATGCGTATTTGGTCATATGATCCCCCTCCATAGTTTGTAAGATAATGACCTACTGTTAAAGTGCTTTTCCCGCTAATTGCTGTTGTGGAAGATAAGGTATTAAAAAGACTTCCATCAACATAAACAAGTTTTTGTGTAGAAGTAGATACAAATACAAAATGATGCCAATTACCATCTCTCCATCCAGAGGGAGTTGTTCCAGTCATTCTTCCCCCCGAATTACTGCCAAAATCAAAATAGTAATTCCCGTTTTGGTGTAAAGCAAATCGCAAATTATTTGTAGCGGCAAGTGAGGAAGGGTCAGATGCAAAAAACGGAAAATTATTTACATTATCTATTTTAACCCAAATTGAAAATGAATAAGTATCTGTAAACCCAGTTAAAACATTAGGCAAGTCAATTCTACTACTACTTCCATTAAATACAGCTGCTTGACTGTATGGAGAACCATTTACGTATGTAATATCAGTGGTAGTTCCGTCATAATTATTTGATGACTCATCTCTAGCAGAATAGTCAAGTTTGTAGTAAGCCACCACTGTTGAGCCAGGGGGATAATTTACGGTATCAGTTGTACACCCAGGTTCAGTTTGTATCTGTCTCCAAGTGCTTCCATCATAGTATTCAACATATTTTAATGTAGTATTATATCTCCATTGACCAGTTGAAGGATTCGCAGGTCTTGATGCTGTATCTCCAGTGGGAAGTTTTAAAGACGTATTTGTAGCGCCTAAATCAAATAGTTCCGGTGTATTTATTTTTGTTATTGCCATATTTATGCTGTAAGCGTTCCGCCTGTTTTATAAACTAAAATTTTATAACTGCCATCGTCATATACATCAGGAGAACCGGTTGTTAAGCCTGAATAATCTGTTGCTAATATTTTAATAATAACTACTCCAGAACCACCGTTTCCTCCCCTTACTGGACTTCCGTTAAATGCAGACCCGCCGCCGCCGCCAGTATTTGCGCTCGCATCGTTAGGACTTGCTGCGGCATCAGTGCCGCCGCCTAATCCTCCGCTTCCAAATACAGTTCTATTATCTCCGCCACCTCCACCGGCAAAATATAAATTACCTCCAGAAACTTCTCCAACTAAGGAAGAAGTTGCATCGGCTGTGGATATAATAGTAGTAGTGAGACCTACACCTCCGTTGGCTCCAGATGCGCTACCATTTTGTCCTGCGGCGCCAGCACCACCACCACCGCCACCACGACCATTACTTGCGGCAGAGGCAGTTCCTCCCGCATTACCTTGACCAGCAGTTCCAGCTCCTCCAGTTTTTGTTCCGCTACCACCAGCTCCACCACCACCAGATCCACCGCTTGCGGCAACAACAACATTATTATCTGATGATCCACCGCCGCCGCCGACAGCGGTAATAGTTGTTGACCCGTACACAATAGTGCTATCTTCTCCGCTGCTAACTACTGGTGGATTTTTTGTTCCACCAGCTGCTCCAGCGCCTACTGTAAAATATAAAACAGTCCCTTTATTTATTGAACTAATGGTGCTAGTTAAAAAGCCGCCGCCGCCGCCGCCGCCGCCATCTTGATAACCGCCGCCGCCGCCGCCAGCTACTAATAGATATTCAACACTTATAGAAACATCTACATTAACAAAGTTCTTCCAGGCGCTACCATCGTAGTGTTGCATTGTGCTAGTCGAACCTCCTGAAGACTCTGCAGTGTCGTTTCTCATCATGCCTTCAACTGGCGTGCCAGAAAATGCAGTGCCCGTTGGCATTTTTAATCCATTTTCACTGTCTGTTATATTTAAATCTAAGCTTTCCGACTTAACTTTGGTTAGTGCCATAATTTATTTCTCTTTCCAGTTTTTAATATCTTCATCCCAAACTAACATCGGCTCTTTTGGAGGATCATCGGGATAAGGTACAGGTGGAATCCAATCAACGCCATCATACGTCCAGCTCGGAAAAGGTTGTTCACTAGCTGGTTCTTGCCAATAATAATCCACCCATTCTTGTGTATCTTCTTTCCAATACCACGTTCCCTCTTCAGGTCTTGGTGTTGAGGGCTCCCAATTACATGTAGACTCATTAAGGGTCCAACTTGGATAAGGCTGTGGAATATAAAATGCGTCTCTTACAGGATCATATAAGTATCCCTTACCTGCATAGTTTTTTCGAAAAGGTGTTCCTCCGTATATATGTACACCTTCAACGGTATTGTAAGATGTTCTTTTAACGCCTTGAGCCTTTGTTTGTAGCTTATACATATTTTCAATCCAAGATGTGTTGTCATATGTTTCGGTGGGTAGAGCTGCAATTTGCTCAGGGGTAAGATCCATTATGTCTCCAACTGGACGCTCTTCTATTGTTTCGTCTATTCCAGTAATAACCCTTTCAACTATGGAAGGCTTGTTTTCTATTTCAGTATTTTTAGCTGCAATCTGATCATTTACAGTCTCAGTGCCTTCATTCTGCATTGTTTGCATCTGTGCCATTAGGTCATCCTGTTGACTTTTTAAGTTAGCCTTTTCAGCATCAATAGCATTTATTATAGGATCTACTTCATCGGCTGTCGGTAAATCTTCCATGTTCAAAGGGTCCTCGGGATAAAGCGATTGAAGCTGTGATTCTAATTCCTCTAAAGTAGAGCTAGTGTTTTTAGAATTATAGTCGGCTAGTAACGCTTGATATTCTGCGGTATTTATATTAGCCGCAATAATATCTTGTTTAGTTTGATATAGAACCTCTAACTCCTGACGCTCATTAACTGTCGTTGTTAAATTTGATATTAATGCGTAATGTCCCATGTTAGCTAAATGTTACTGTTCCAGTTCCTGTTGTAAAAGTTATAGAAGAGAATGCCCCGTCTACTACGGGCGTTGGAGTGTTCAAAGTTCCTGTAACTGAAAAACTAGACACATCTGCTGTTGTATACCGTACAATAACAACTCCTGATCCACCAGCACCGCCATTTCTTGAACCGCCACCCGATGAACGTTTAGCAGCACCACCACCTCCGCCAGTATTAACTGTTCCAGCTACTCCGGTACCATTACTACCGCTTGGGCATTCACCACCGCCTCCAGATCCTCCAGGCACTGATGATGTTGATCCAAAATATCCTCCGCCGCCTCCTCCGGCATAAAATACAGCTGATCCTGTTATTGAAACTTCTATACCATCTCCTCCATGCCCTTGGCCGTCAGTGTTACCAGTCTCTCCAGCACCACCTCCGCCGCCTCCACGTTTATTAGGACTTACTACAGAAGCACCACCAGCATATCCTTGCACTGGATTATTTACCGCTGCTGTGGATGGTCTTGTTGAAGAACTCGATCCGGTTCCAGACCCGCCTGCAGATCCACCAGTTTTTCCTTGATCATCACTTGCTGAGCTTTCTGATGTTCCGCCGCCACCACCGCCTGTTGCAATTATTGTGTGAAATACAGAATTTTCGCCATTACTACCATAGTTCCTTCCGACTCCACCTGCTCCACCTGCTCCAATAGTGACGGTATATTCTGTTTCCTTATATAAATTTAATGCTGGATCTGAACTCGCACCTCCTCCAGAATTACTTCCGGATGATGTTAATAACCCACCTGCACCTCCGCCGCCAGGAGCATCTGAACTAGTTCCTCCGCCACCACCGCCTCCGGCTACAACTAAAAAGTCAACTTGAAAAGAAGTATTGGTTTGTTTTAGATTTCTCCACTTTGCTGTACCTGTTTCGTTAGTATATATTTCAGTCTTTTTTGTACTTGTATTTTCACGTAGCTCTCCCAAGGTGCCCGCTGGTCTCTCTGAGGTTGTTCCTTTAACCCAGGTAAGCCCGCCAGTGTTACCGCTCATGTCTATTACGTCCGTAGAGACCTTGGTTGTTGCCATCCTTTTAAATTAAGTTGTAGTTACTGCCTCTACTGTAGACCCGTTAGGGAAATTACCAGACGCTAGGGTTAGTGTTTTTCCTGACAAGGCATTAAAATTTGATTTTGCTTGATATACACCATTTATGTATACATCTATATAATCTTTGCTTGTTGGATCAGTTGACGATGTAACTGTTATACTATTAGTGCTAGCATTGCTTATGGTAAGAGAGTCTACGGTTTTAGTTACGCCTGCTCCACCTCCGTATGTAATACTACCGCCCATACCTGAGTGGATAGAACAATAGTAATAAAGTGTAGGAGAATTTTGTGTAATTCTTAACCGCACTCTTCTAGTAGCGTAGCTATTGAAGTTTGTTGTGTTGGAATAATCTGCTTGTGAAATAGCTGTAAGAGTGTTAGCAGATGTGCTTCCATAATATTGTATTCCTGTAGCGTAAGGCGTACTTCCATCTAATACTTCACCAATTTCTAACGGGTGTCCATCGTTAGTTGCTGCATCTTGATTGAACTCATATGTAAAACCAGGTGTTAGATTTATAGATGCTTGATAAGCTCCATCTATATACAGTAGATTTCCTGACCCTGGATTTACAACAGTAACAGTCATTTCTGATGTCTGATCCAAAAGTAAATTGTCAGTATTGGAAGCAGTAGTAACCACACCACCTCCTACTTGAACACTGTTTACTGTTACTGTAGTGTTTTCTTTAAACGTAGTTACATTACCATCTGCAATAGCCTGTTGTGTCCCTTGGTCACCTTCAAGCTTCCAATCTGTATATGCACCTGCGGGAGTCGCCCACGCTCCTGTATAATCTAAAAATTGACCAGCTGAGCCTCCGCTAATACCTAAAGTCAAGGTTCCAGAGCCTGTTATTGGTGAGCCACTTACTGAAAAAGCCGAAAAGGCAGTAGCGTCTAACGCTACAGAAGTCACGGTTCCTCCTCCACCTCCAGAACCTGTTATGGTGATTGTTCCACTAGATGAGGTTACACCTACAGTACCTGAGCCAATGATATTAACTGTATCAGTTCCTGAGTCTCCTCCACCTGTTCCTGTCAATACTACAGGTGTATTTTGAGCAGGGTCAGCATTATCTGTTGCTGATAAGGCATATGCAGTGCTTGCTATGGTTATCTCATCAGTGCCTGCAGTAAGTGCTATTGCATTACTTGCAGTAAACTGCAAATCTTCAGTAGAGTCTGGTGATCCTGTCTTTGTACCGGTAAGTCTAAGTATTACATTATTGCTAGCTTGGCTGGTTTCTAAATTATAGGTTGTATCAAGGTTGGCTGGTGGTATTTGAATATTTAAATCCCCAGTCGCCGTATATCCAACTAATCTAGTAACATTTGCTGCTACTGTTTCTTGGGTGAATTGTGAAAATTTTACTGACATTTTATTTCTTTTATTCTGTTATTATGTTTTGACTAGTTGCTTCTGTTACAATTTGATCAGATGCCTCCGTTATAATATTTTGCACACCTCCTGACCCGCTCAATGGAAAAAGGCTACCTATTGAATTTGCTATAGCTATGTAACTAATCATTATATAATAATGCCAATTACAATCACCACAAAGCCATAATGCTAGTTGCAGTTGTAGAAGTATTGAAAACTTTTACAACTTGAACAGGGAAAAATGTACCTGCTTGTATTCCTACAAAAATTACGTCATCTCCGCCTGCTGTAGTTACACGTATATTTCCTGCACCACCAATATAAAGAACTGCTCCTTCTTGGGCACCACCATAAATAGCATATGATTTACCTGTGTTTGTAAATATATTATTTTCAACGTTTAATGTGGTTCCGTCAACAACACTTTTAACTGTGGTCTGAGTACCATCGGTGGTATTTACTATTATCATCCCTGGCTTTATTCCAGCTAGTAAAAAGCTAAGAGTTACCATATTGTCGGGATCTTCACCAGTTCTTGATGCGTCAATAAGTTGAGTTGCGCTTCCAGTTGTAGTCGTTCCAGTTGCACCACCCACTCCTATATCTGGAATGTTTGTATTATCACTTGGATATACTGACCATGCTTTTCCTGCTTGTAATTTTTGATATGCCATTTTTTATCTTTTATAAGGAAATACTCGATTTAAAGTGTCGCGTCTTTCATCGCATCCGCAGTCGGTGTTAGTTGCCTGAGCTACTTTATCAACTACATATTTGATTCCAGTGGCTTTTGTAAATTTTGCGACGCTATCTCCAAGACCTTTTGATTTCATATTTATCTTTTACATCCAAAATTGTTAGCATAGTTCGCCATGGCAACTACACTCTTTGAATATTTTTTTGTGTTTTTCATAACAGCGGCAGCAGCACCACATGTACTTTTACCTGGCATATTTCTTTCAGCCCATCTGGTAAACTTACCTTGATTTTTTTCTTTGATCTGTGGAAACGCTCCCGCTTTTGTTCTGCCTCGTGCAGCCATTACTTTCTAATTAAAGAAGATAAATGTCCTTTAACACTTCCTTTTTCACCATGAGATTCGTATGCCATGGAGTGATCTCCACCATAAGCATGACCATATAATTTTTTTGACATAGCTTTGCTTTCATCTCTTCTAGCTTTCATGCTTTGAGATTTTTTTCCGTCCTTCATACCAATAGACTCATCGAGTCTGGCATTGTATCCTTGAGAATATTTTACTGTAGGCATTTTTAAAAATTTTTAATTAAACATATTACAAATATACTAATATTTTCCTTGCCTATTTTTGGGAGAACTTTTTGTAGATCCTCCTGGACCAGCCCATAATTTTTTACAGGACCAATATCTTGCCGTTAGCTTAGATTTTGCTGTGCCACATTTATGTCTAGCCCTAAATGATTTTCTCGCTGCCGAGGAATAATTATGACCATAACCCGTTGCGCCAAAATGAATAAGCTTTTCTTTACCCCCCTCGCAGGCTTTTACCATTTTTTTCTTACCTGCCCGGTCGCTTTTCATCACGACATTGCATTTCATTTTAGATTTATCAGCCATTATGCATTTCTTACTTTTGCCGCTCTAGTATTTGATACAACTGTTTTGCCTCTGGAACCTTCTCGCTTTTTTTTGCGAGCGGTAGCTGCAAGTTGACGTTTTGATAAACGCCTGGCTTTGGCTAAGGGTAAACATCTGTCAGGGTTCTTTTTGTCTTTGCTAGTTCCACACGGACCTTTGATAGTTCCGTCTGTGCCTATTCGAACCCATTTTTGTTCTCGCCATTTTTTTAATTCACCCATTTACTTATTCATTGTTGCACCAGCTATTCTGTCAGCTTGAGTTGGGTTTGGGTTGTTGTCAATGCCAGCTTTCACGCTGAGCATGCCAAAAGAAACTCTTTTTTTCTTTCGACTTTTTTTATCCATTTTACTCATAACAATTTATTTAAGTGCGATCCATCACAAAAGCCATCTGTATTAGATGTATTTCCGCATGCGCACATCGGTTTCTTTTTCATTTCTTTTTACTTTTATTCATTGATTTTAGCATTCTGTCTATTTTAACCGCTTGGCCTTTGTGCATAGCAGAAGCCTTCTTTAGTTGAGAAGCTATTTCTCTTAATTTTTTTGCGTCCATTATCTTTTACTTTTTTTTGCGTAGTTAGGGTCTTTACAATACTTGCTTGCAGCCATATTCGCATAGGCTGATGGATATGTGTCAAAGGTACGCTTTGCCCAGGCAATTCCTGCTGGGCAAATTTTATTACCTTTTGTGCGTCCTTTCTTAGCCATTAGTATCCAGACTTTGTTTTTTTCTCCATTCCATAACCCGGATTGTATGAAATTTTTCCTTTCATCATTTTTGAAAATGAATCGGCTTGTGCTTTCCCTACAGCATTGTAAGGAAATACTCTTGTCATGTTTTTAGTTTTTACTGTCGGCATGATTAAAATATTTAAAGGTTAACAATTTCCCATCGCTCTCCCGTCCAAACTCTTTTTGTTTTTGGGGGTGATGGTTTTTCTTTTTTAGGTGCAGCTTTTTTTGGTGCTGCTTTTTTAGCTTTAGCCATAATTATTGATTTAAATTAGAATTATATTGTTTGTTACTTTTGTTCTTTCTTTTTGTTTTTCAATTCAAAGTATATGCCAGCAATTGAAAGCTTGTCCACTATTTCTTTCTGCATCTCAATAAGCATCCCTTCTAGTTCATCTTTCTGACGTATCAGTTGATGTACCTGACCATTCAGCTTTTCATTTGCGCTTTTCAACTCTTGTACTTCATTAGGGTTCCTTCCAATTATCGTAAATAGAATTACAGATAAAGATCCTGAGATTACACCTACAATCGAAACAAACAAATCTTTGTTTTCAGTAGGTATTTGATGAAAGGACAAAAAGAAAAGAAGTCCTATCACCACTATGAATATCCCAAGAGCCCCAACGTAATTTCTAATTTCTTTGGCAATATCTTTTTGCATGGGTATAAATTTTTTCCACATTAATAAATATCTTTATACAAAGTTATAAAATTAAATCTAATGAATATTTCAAGGCAAAGAGACTTCCTCAAATACTGGAGAGTCATACGATACTTCGTAATGAGAAAGTACAATGTAAACACCCAGGAGCTTGACATGCTCCTGTTTTTGTATAGCGAAGAATACTTTAATGTCGACAAGTTCAAAGAGTTCAACTCAGTGCTAGGGTGGAATAAGAATCGTTTTAACAAACTAAAGAAGGAGGGTTGGATTGAAACAATAAAACCTTACCGGTTCGGTGGCCCAAAGGCTTTGTATGGCCTTTCATATAAAACACTAAGAATGATTGGATCTATATATGATTTACTAGAAGGGAAACCAATACCAACGTCAAAGTCAAAGAACCCTATCTTTTTGGCCAAGGCTGGATACTCAGATAAAGTTTACAGAAAACAAATTTTAAAAATGAACGAGGCTATACGACAACGACAATATCCGATTCCCGAATAATAGTAAATGGTTCATCATGTATAAGCATAGTATAACCCGCGCGTTTGTCGTAGTATATCTCACTATCTTTCTCGATAGCTACAACTTCAGTACCTATTGCAACGATCCTTCCCTTCTTATAGCGAAGTTGGTTGGCGTCTTCAGCAGAAAGCAAAAGTCCCGATGAGGTTTTAAGCTCCTCATCAATAGTTTTTATTACTACATATTTACCGATTGGTTTCATTGGCTATCATATGTACGCGCCATAGTTACAATGGCGTTGGTTGATAATATTGAAACTGCCACAGATACAGCATTTTGAAGGGCAGTACGTGTAACTTTAAGCGGGTCTATAATTCCCATCTCAATCATATCGCCGGTTTTCCCAGTTTTTACATCAAGCCCGTGGCCTGTTTTATCTAAGAAATCAGGCGAAAAATCACTTCCAGCGTTTTGCAGTATCTGAGTCATAGGCGCTTGCAGCGCCTCCATCATGATCGCGTAAGCGATCGATTTTTTATTTTGATATTTTATATCCTCAGCGGCCTCCCATAGTGCAAGCCCACCACCTGGCAGGATACCCTCAAGTAGTGCTGAACGAACCGCGCATACCGCATCATCAACCCGATCATATAGCTCTTTCTGTTCTAGGTCAGTGTTACCACCTACGTTTATTACACCTATTCCACCGGTTAGTGACGCTATTCTAGACATAATAAAATCTTTGTCAGCCTTTTTAGTAGTTATCTTATGTGCATCCCACAGTTCTTCAACTCTTTTGTCAATGTCATCTTGACGAACTTTGTCCTCATTTTTTAGAATTATAGTGCTATCTTTCCCCACTATTACCTTTGATGCTCTACCGAGATCTTTGAAAGTCATAAGACTTAGGTCATCACCTGTACTTTCAGAAAAATAAGTAGCACCTACCGAAAGAGCGATGTCATGCATCAGCTCGTGGCGTTTGTAACCAAAATTGGGAGGTATAATGGTACAAAGTTTCAGATTGTTCTTCATGACGTTTGCCGCCAACGTGTTTGTTACGTTTTGAGAACACGGTGCTACTATTAATAGTTTTTTGTTCTCAGCGATTATTGGCTTTAGAACATTCTCAATCGATAGAATATTATTTATATCAGAGTCAGATACCAAGACATAGGCGTCCTCAAGTATACACTCATCCTTTTTGTGGTTGTTTATAAACAGGTGGCTTGAGTATCCGCGATCAACTTTTATACCCTGGGTAGTCTCAAATGTGGTATCAGAAGTTTGGCTTTTCTCAACCGTTACAATACCGTTCTTGCCAACTGACTTGTAAGTGTCCGCTATAATTTTCCCTATCTCACTGTCATTGTTTGATGATATGGTCGCCACATCCAAAAGCTTCTTCTCACTTACAGGCTTTGACTTTTTACGAAGTTTGTCAACCACCTTCTCAGTGACTTTGACTAGCTCTCTCAATATCTCAGTCTTGTTATCTTTTGGCCCGATCATCTGAGTACCATGATCGACAAGTGCCCTGGTAAGTACAATAGCTGTTGTGGTGCCATCACCCGCAATACTAGCGGTTCGCTCCGCAGCCTCCTTCATCATTTGCACCGACAGGTTCTCAACTGGATCAAGAAGCTGGATGCTTTTAGCTACTGTTACACCGTCTTTGGTAACAGTAATCCCATGGGTGTGATTAGGTGACTCAATCAAAACAGTATTTCCCATTGGACCTAATGTACTGCCAACTGCGCTTGCTAATTTATTTATACCTGATGTAAGTTTGTCTCTGCCGTCTTTGCCAAAGTGCAGATCCTTTGGTGAATATCCTCCCGTTTCATTCATAAAATTTAATTTGATTAGATTAGATTACCACAAATATAAAAACTAAGTTGAGATTTTGCAAATGACAAAAATGTTGGTTTCTATCCGCTATACTTGATATATATATTTTCTTATTTTATTTATATTTTACTTTTCTCACGCGAGGATAATTAACATTTTCAACACTAACATTGATAATCAGTAAGTTAGATATAAAAAAACAACACGTATTCAACACTGTTTGTGTTAATTATCAACACAACTACCTGTTTTGCCAATCAATAAACCAAATGAAAAAAATTATGATTAAGGTGATGTAATAATCTTCTAGATGAAAATCCATATTTTCGACACTTTAGTGTTAATTTATGTAACAAAAAAAAGGCTACAATTAAGTAGCCTCTTTCTCAAGATAATTAACCAACTAAAAAAATTATCCAAACAAATCTCTTATTTCATCACGCATCTTTGCGCGCTCGATACCATCAGATATCATTTGTACTGCCTGATCTTGCTTCATCCTCTTCTTCGTTACAGCAGCCATCTCCAATCCAGTCATCGCATTTGGACGATCATTAATTAATCTTCCATTCATAACATATAGTCCCTCGACCATGTCACTCTTTTTTCTGTCTCTACTTAATTTTTTCATAACCTTTTATTGTTATACTTATTAATCCAATATAAATAACTAGCTCTGACCAGTTGTGATACTTATCCCTTTCGAAATACGACCAGCCTAAAGCAAATCCTACTCTGAGCCTGTTGTATAATTCTAGAGTATAAGTCATTACCCCAAAGATACAAATTATTTAGATACACGGAACCATTGTATTATACTACGTGTGTCAGGCAAACTGCACAAAAAAAAACTCAAAATTTTTTCGGGGGGTGGGGGTCGCATTGCGTCTCGCATCTCAGATTTTTTGTCGTTTTATCTGCAACCTTCCCCTGCCAACCAAGGGTCGACCAGTACAGGATCAAACGTTTTACGTTTATTCCTCGCAAAGTTTAAGAAAAAACGAACGCTCACTTCGTTCGCGTAATCCCTCCAGAAAGCAAATCAAAGTCTAATTAAAATAGGAAAAATCGAATCAAGGGATCCCTTGTTCCCTCCGTAGGGGATCCCATGTTCAGATTGGGAACAAAAACTATCCCCAACAAACAAATATTTTCATGAGCATTTGATGATATTCTCATTATTATTTCATATATTTACACCATGAGAGACAAACAACATACTGAAATCAAACGTAACTCACTCACTCTCAGTGAGTTACCTAACTTAAACCCTATAAAAATGAAAGCAAAGTATTACTACATTGATTATTCAAGTGAAACCAAAACTTATGACGTCATAGATTGTACTGATCCAGTTGACCAACCAATTGTTGGAAGTTTTGCTTATGAGGAAAATGCAATCAAATTCCACCAAAAATTAAGACGCAATGAAGTATGGAAAAGAATGATATCAAAGATGTCAACAGAAGAAATTCAAACAAGATGCATTTTAGTTACAGCGTCACAAAAACAAGGTTTAGGTGATTCGGAAGAAAACGATACTTTTTACAATTTGTTAAATCACGAATATCACCTTAGACTTGAAGATTAACTGATGAGGATTCAATATCCGAAACTATCCGAAAGGATAGTCTTAATCAACAAAAATTATTAATTATGAATAATCAAGACAAAATTTACAAAAAGGTAAATGACATCGTCCTAAAGGGACTGAAAAAAGACGGAATGAAATGGTTCATGCCATGGAAATCGGGTGATGAAAATCAACCCATGAATTATAACTACAAAACCTACTATCGTGGTTTCAATGTGTTTATGCTTAACGCAGTTATGATGGAGCAAGGATACGAGCATAACCAATGGATCACACTAAAGAAATGTAAAGAGATTGGTGGATCGATCAAGGATGGTCAGTTTGGCAAAACTACTGATGTGTTCAAATGGAACGTAGGTTATTATGATATCAAGAAAAAATGCTATGTGCCAACCAAGGATTATAAGAAGATCAATAAATCAGAGGAAATTGTAATTGATGGTAAAATCCAAAAACGTTACAGAACTACATTCTCTATTAGATATTGGCAAGTCTATAACATTGGGCAATGCAATGGCATTGAGCCAATCGTATTTGATCAGTCTGAGATCACCAAGGTGAATGAGCCAATCAAGGATGCTGATGATCTTGCGAAAAGCTATGTAGATCGAGATGGTAAGCTAAGACTTGAACATCTACGTGATGGTGCATTTTACAATGTAGCTAAAGACATGGTCAATATGCCTAAACTTGAAACGTTTGTGGACTCTGATTCGTACTACAAAGTGCTTTTCCATGAGCTAGCCCATTCAACTGGACACAATGATCGAATGGATCGTAAAAGTCTTACAGAAGTCTCCTATTGGGGTGATAACACCTATGCCAAGGAGGAACTGGTCGCTGAGATATCTGCGATGTACATCTCAGGGATGTTGGGACTTGATCCGAAAGACTCTGATCAGAATAGTGTGGCCTATATCAAAGGATGGTGTAAACACCTAAGCGATAAGCCGAAAGAATGCCTATACGCCATGCAACAAGCTACCAAAGTGGTTGCCTACATCCAAGGTAAATAAATCCGGGATTGGATCATGGAGGGGATCGTTTCCCCTCCCCGGATCGACAATATTGTCATTAACTAACAACAAAAATTATTAATTATTATGAAAATCAATTTTATTAAGTATGAACATTCCCACGGTGGTAGGGAAAAGTATTTTCCAGTCGGTAAGAAGAAAGATGGAGTTGGCGATTGTGTAATAAGAGCAGTCGCACTATCATTGGAAATGGATTACATGGAGGCTTTTAAAGATTTAATGGATGTCGCAGTTGAGAAAGGGATTCCTTACGCTAATAGTCAAAGGGTTTATGAGTCTTACCTAGATAACAAAGGATGGACTAAAAAATCCTTGAAACAAGGTAAGAGTTGGTTACCAATGTGGAAACATAAAAGGTTTTTAGATGTTAACAAAAACTATATTTTTTATGTTAGAGTTGGATTTAGGACACATCTTACATCAGTTGTAAAGGGTATTAATAAAGACACATGGTTATGTCAAGAAAGCATGGCATATGCAATGTATGAAAGTCCATGTTTAAAGGGTCATCCTGAAACGCTTGATTGCGAATGTAAAAACGAGAGATCATGAAACAGAGACTATTGAAATTTATTTGGAACACCTTGTCTAAAATGGACAAGGGAAGGATATGGGATTATGAATCTGCACCATATTGTGGTCATCATCATCAGGGATTTGAAAACAAGTACATCTCAGAAAGCTATCTCGAAGGTGAAGGTGGAGGATTCTCAAAAGTCTCATTGTTGGGTTACATCATTGAGATGGACAATGTCTTCCAGTCGGGAACAATGTATCATTTAGTTAAAAAGAAGTAACCGATGTCAGGGAGGAGTAATCCTCCCTCTGTCGATAGGTGTGTGCCTATCCTGATGAGATCAAAAGGTCGAAACAGATTATTAACTAACAACAAAAATTATGTTACATTCAAAATTCAGTTTATCATTTGATACAGATAATCAGATGGTATCGATTTACATTGGCTATGAAGATAAGTATGGAAAATCTTTCATTGCACCAACCTTTCATTTCAATGACTATGGTAAATTAATTATTCCTCCCAACACCGAGAGAGGATACAACAGGTCAACCTTTAGCTATTTAGCAAGACACGTAAAAACTAAGGTAGCTGATTTCAAAAAACATATTGAAGATGAATATCTTCAAGAACTGATTATTAAGTTAGAACAACAGATATGAAAACAATCGTAGACACAAAAGTGATTGAAAAAGCTATCTCCTATAAAGGGGATAGCTATATGGTATGGGAGTATACCAATGACAAGAGGAACAAAGAGATAGCGATCATGGATTCGACAGGATATGATGTAAGTCTAATGACCAAAGTCATCGAGGATGGCGATGTGGAAACGGAGGTACATTTACATTGTCCTGATCCTGAAGAATACATACATGAACAATTTATAAACTTTAAATAAAATGAAAGAAATAGAATTAGCGTTAAAATGGTTTGAAATGAATGACATTTCAGCATACATTACAGATAAAAATTTATATGTGGAAGTAAACCATGACACAACTATTCATATATCAAATGCTGAAATAAGTTATCGAGCAGGCTTGTATAAAATACACTATGAAAATTAATTTAAAAATGAAAAACAATAACAACACTCCTGATGAGAATATCAGGGAAGAAAACGAAGAAAACAACTCAAAAATTGTATGGTATGATTTGTTTGTAGACTTTGTCTATGCAAAGAATCCAAGGATTTACAACGATGCGTGTGAGTACGCTGATGAGCAGATTAATATGTTTAAATAATAATTTTATGACTTTAATAGAATTACAAGAACTTGGGGAGTCGGGGGATCAAATCCTTCAACTCCTAAATGAAATCAAAACACTATCTTTGAAAGAGATCAAAGGTGAGGATTGGGATTTAGATTATATCGAAGATCAAGATGATAAGGAAGATTACCTCTCTGATACCTTTGATATGATAATCCAACTATTACCTAAACTAAAAGCAAAAGAGTATGTGTATTGATAAAGATTGGTATACCATAGACAAGGATGGCAATCCTATCTATATTCATCCAAGAGCCATATGAGACTTGTAGAAAGTTTTGGAGTCCGAAATGGCTATTGTAATGAACGCCATGTAGCTTTTATTATCTTTACTCTTTATAAACGAAGGGGAGGAGTTTATCTTGACATCTTTGTTGAGTCAACGATTGATGAAAAAGGCATTTGTAATATCACGCTCAGAGAGGATGGTACAAACAACTACCTGAACATTGAACACATCAACAAATATGATCTTTATGAACTTATAATAAAAGAACTAAATAAAGAGACATGGTACAATTAATTCAACAATTCAAAGAGTACAGAAGTGAAAGAAAAGCTGAAAGAGATAAGAAAAATAAACTTTGGAAACAACTTATCTCTTATGACAACAAATGCCGTAGATTAAGGTTACAACTTGCCAAAGCCAATGTAAAGGCAGACACCAGAGATGACTACCAGATCAACGAGCATAAGGTTAAGCAGTTAATATTCTTTAGCTTACAACAACTTAAAATTAGAAACAAATTAAATTATGATTAAAATAGTAGACCCATGTGTGTCCAATCCTAATGACATTGGATACCTAAAGCAGAGCAACGCAACTTTAAGATTAAAACTTTTCGATACAAGAAAAAAACTTAATTTAGCCAAAGAAAGGCTCCGCAAAAGAAATTAAAAAAACTATTTTTAGTTTTTGTTGTTTGTTGAGGGAGGGGCAGAAATGTTCCTCCTTTTTTTATTTTTATTTACCCAAAAAAAAATTGCATTCATCAAATATTTATAATACTTTTATATAAATTTAATTAAAATCTAATTTTTTTATGACATTAACCAACGACCCAAACTTTGACAAATTCGTCGACGACGAATATCAATCCAAACAATTCATTCAAAAGGCAGAACGTGATCGAAGGCAAAAGCCTATTCTTACTATTGGTAAAGCCATTAGTGAGGATAAGAACGTTCATCCTTTATTTAAAAATCTTTTCAAATGAAACAATATATTATAGATCAGTTTGTTGAAAACATAATTCAGCATACTGGTTTTACTCGTGAGCAACTATTTGCCAATAGTCGTAAAAGTGATGTTTCTGATGCAAGAAAATTTCTTTTTCGTTTGTGCAAGGATAGAGGCATATCAAATAAAGCTATTGAAAACTACATGGCTGAGAATGGGTATGTGTGTTATTCTAATACAATACCACAAGCCATAGCCAAATTAGATGAGCAGATAGCCAACGATCCTGACTACGAGGTTATTCTTCAAAAATTATCTAACGTTGAAGCCTAATTTGGAGAATATATTTAACCAAGCAAAGGCTGATCCATCATCTACTAATCTTGATGGCAAAGGTTATCAATCAAGAATGATGCATGGGGTACAGATAATAAGAGATGATCAATCAGAAGAGATTAAAATATTCAACCCAAGGGGTAAAGATTATTACGAAGAACTTACTACCTCTGAGTACGCTTACTTTAATGAAGGATGGCGAAAAGGGGTGTTTAATTTAGTCTTGGAGGTTTATCGTAAACGTTTAGATGTGATTGAAAAAAAGATTCCTCAGTTACTTAATAACCAAAAAAGTCTACTGGCACTCAAAGAAAGGCGAACGGGATTATTAAAAAAGTATTATAAAATAACTCAAAAACTCAACCAACTATTATGAAAAATTATTACAAAGCATTGGCAGGATTCCAACAAGAATGCCCTGTCTTATTAAAGGATACCGATGGGTATAACTACAAGTACATTGATCTTCCTAAGATCATCCACACAATTAATCCACTAATGAAAAAGTACGGATTAGGATTTACACAAAAATTAGGGACTAACAAACAAACGCAACAACCATGTCTAACCACAACTATCTTTCATGTTGATAGTGGGGAGTTTGATACAGATACTGTTGACATTCCTTTGGTAGAGATAAAGAGCCAAAATTTATATCAATCTCTTGGTTCTGGTACTACATATTTTAGAAGGTATGCACTATCTTGTCAACTCGGTATTGTAAGTGACAAAGACCTTGATGCATATGGCGAACAAGTAAAACCTGTGGCTAAAAAACAATTAGACTTGGGTGTTCCAAAAAAGAAAGGTAGTGTTCCTACTGGCGATGTGTTTGAAGATTTAATTACCATAAAAAAAGGCATTGACAATGGTAAGGATTTAGAAAAAGATATTGTTCCATGGCTTAGAAAGACATATGATGATGTAACAATTGAAGAAATTAAAACTAAAATAGATGGCAAAGAAAAAGTTAAGTAACAAAGAAATTATTAAAAGGCTTCGTAACGATGATGATTATTACGGAGAGTTTGGAAAGCAATGGCTTTCTAATTCTAACATCAAAGACTTGCAACCAAAAACATTCAAGCAGTTTGGTCAGGTGATGGAAGACAATGAAAACTTTATCAAAGGAAGGTACTTTCATCAACTAATTTTAGAGCCTGAGAAAGCAAAAAACTTTCCCATTTTTACTGAAACCAAAACAAGGGGAGTTAAGTATGAAGAGTATCTCAAGGCAAACAAAATTTCATCTGCAATATTAGAGCACGAGGCCATACTTATGGAGGAACTGCGTGATGAACTCCTGAATGTCAAAGGCTATGGGGGTGCCAAGCAACAGATAGCTGATCTCATTTTAGACAAGGATGCCGAGTATGAGGTGCCTATTGTTGGTGAAATATTTGGCCATCCTTTCAAAGCAAAGGCTGACATAATAAGTAAGGGTGTGGTTATTGATTTAAAAACAACAACGGCCAAGCACGATGAGGAGTTTAGGTGGCTTGGAAAAAACAAATACTTCTATGACACTCAGGCTTACATCTATCAAACGTTGTTTGATAAGCCGATGACTTTTATCGCAATAGATAAAAATCAAAAGGTATATGGGGACACTGGCGAAACCTATCATGAAATTTATGTCTGCCCGGTAAGTGAGGATACGGCACTTGAAGGGAAAAAAAAGGTGGAGTCGGCCATTCAACTCTATGAATACTATCATGGAAAGAATAAAAAAGAAGACATAAGAAACGTAATATATAATCTTAAATTTTAAACTATGAGTGAATTTGTGCATCAACCTGGCAGAGCAAGTATCTTTGCAAACAAAGACAAACAAGGCAAACAGCCTGACTACACCGGCAAAGGAAAAGATATTGAAGGAAGAGATATTGAGATCGCCGCTTGGGTAGCAACAAGTGAAAAGGGAAACAAGTATCTTTCTATGAAAATGCAATATCCTAAAACAGAAGAAGACATGGCTCCAAAGAAAGCACCTGAGCCAATAAAAGAAGAGCAAGAAGACCCGGATTTGCCTTTTTAGGCAACCCCAATCAAATTAGGGGGAGTACAACTCCCCCTTTTTTTTTGTGTCGAATGTTGATTTTATTTTAGCTTACTGAAATATATATTTTTATATTTATAATCTGTTTTTTTAAATTTAAAATCATATTTAATTTCAACATTTTTAACACAACCCCCGCCAACTAAAAGATTTAAAGATAATAACCAACACAAAACCAACATTATTCATGTCAAACATCGTAACAATATTTAAAAATATTAACACAACAACCTCGCCTTTTTTTAGAGATGTTGAAGTTATACTGAAAAGAATAAAGGAAGGTGCTTCTAAAGAGTTAGTAAAATCAATTCGAAAAGAGCAAGATAAAGCGAAACGCAATGAGCTAAAAAAAGAGCTTCCGTCAATATGTTTTAGCGGTAAGTTTAACAAGAGGTCTGATGTTTCATTATTAGAGCATAGCGGACTTATATGTCTTGACTTTGATGGCTATAGTAAAAAGCAAGAACTACTTAATGACAAAGCAAAGTTTGCCAAGAATAAATATGTATACTCGGTTTTTATATCACCCTCTGGAAAGGGATTGAAAGTATTAGTGAGGATACCACCCAAAGCTGATAATCATGTTGGATACTTTGTGGCTTTAGAAAAGTATTTTAAATCACAATACTTTGACAAAACATCCAAAAATCTAAGCAGGGTTTGTTATGAATCCTATGATCCTTTAATTGAGATTAACAATGACTCAAAGGTTTGGGAATCTGCTGAGGATTTACAATACAAAGAGGTAAACAAAACACATGGAGTAAAAACAATACCTATTACTGATGAGAATAAAATTGTAGATATTCTTGTTAAGTGGTGGCAAAAGAAATATCCAATGTCAGAAGGCCAAAGAAATCAAAACGCCTTTGTATTGGCCATGGCATTTAACGACTTTGGAATACCTCAATCAACTGCATCATTAGTTCTGAGTCAATACCAAAGTAGAACGTTTAACTCAACTGAGATAAATAACACCATCAACTCTGCATACTCAAATAAAAAAAACTTTAACACTAAGTATTACGAGGATGAGGAAAAGATAAATGAGATACAACAAAGATTAAGACGCGGAGAATCAAAAAAAGCAATTCGCCAACACTTAGAGGAGTCGAGTTTGGCGACAGATGTAATTGACTCCGTACTTGAAAAGGCAGAAGAAGACAACTCAGTCAAATTTTGGACCATGAGTTCAAAAGGTGTTGTCAAGGCTATACCTCTGATATTTAAAAGATTTCTTGAAACAAATGGTTACTTTAAATTTTGTCCTGAAGGCCAAAAGAACTATGTATTTGTAAAGGTTACTAACAATCTTATAGATCATACAACTGAAAAGGATATCAAAGACTTTATTTTAAACCATCTGCATGACTTGGAGGACATGGCTATATATAATTACTTTGCTGATCAAACAAGGCTTTTCAAGGAAGACTTTTTGTCATTGCTTGGTACTATAGATATATATTTTATTGAGGACACATTAGATACATCGTACTTATACTATGAGAATTGTGCAGTGAAGATTACCAAAGACAAGGTTGAGGCCATTGATTATCTTGATTTGGATGGATACGTTTGGAAAGATCATATTATAAACAGAAAATATTCAAGATGTACTAATGTAAAAAATGACTTTCAGACATTTGTAAACAATATCTCAAACAAAGAAGAAAAACGAACAACAACTTTGGAATCTACATTAGGCTATCTCATGA